GAGGCGGGCCGCCACGAGCGCATCGTTCACAAGGTGCGCGTCATGTCGCCCGAGCTCGGCGAGCGTCAGTGCGTCGAGCACGCCGGTCTCTGGAGCCTGCAGCACGCGCTGCAGCCAGCGGATCGCCCGCGCGGGTCCGGAGTTGTACCCAAAGTCACAGAGCTGCGCGCGGAGCGGTTCGAAGGGAATCCGCTCGAAGCCAGGCCCGGCGATGTACCGTGCTCGGCAGATGGCTCGCGCTTCGGCAGGCTGGAGATTCTTGACTTCCTCACGCGTGGCCGCTCGGCCGAGATGGCGCCATTCGCCGAGCACGACGGCCGTGACACCCATGTTCGTAGGGCCGCCCTTGTCGGAGGGATGGTCGTCGTAGCCGCCCTCGCGCTCGAGGATGCCGTCGATGATCTGGTCGACCGTCATGGCTGGTGGGGTGGCGGAAGGACACAAGCCGCGCGTTCGGCTTCGGTCTTGGCGGTGTTGACACAGATGGCGCGAAGGTAAAACCTCAACTCCTGGTGCTCCGTGCGCATCGCCTGGACATCACTCACGATGCCGGACACCAAAAACCACACGAGCAGCAGCGAGATCAGCGAAGGCACGCCGACGGTCGCAACGATACGTGCCCAATCGGTTGGCGTGGCGGTCACTGGAATCGTCTCGACGGCGTCGGGGTGATCAACCATGTCCGGGTCCCTGCGTGCCGCGCAGTGGGCCAGAAAGCAAAAGAGCCCGGCCCCAGGAAGGTCATTCCTGGAACCGGGCTCGTGGTATTCGGTCGCCCGCGAAATTGAATTGTGCGCCGATTCTACGCTGCCGATCGCCGACTTACAAGGTCGAAAGCGTTACTGCCGTTGAACGACGCGGCCCTTCTTGTCGCCTGACGAAAACGAGCTATGCAGAAAAGAGGACAGTTCCTCCAACGTGCTGAATGCGTACGTCTTCGGCTCCATGTATGGCATGACTCCACCGAGCTTGCCCGTGCTCTCTTTCTGCCAATAGAACTTGCGAACGCTGAAGCCGCCGTTTTCGGCTGGCTCAATCTCAATCTTGGAACACTCGTGTTTACCATCTGCCATGACGTGACCTCGCATCTTTCGGTTATTGGCCGACTGCCGCTTGACCGTCCTTGATCGCCTGCTGAATGATGGCCACCTTCTGCCGGTTTGAGCCGGCCGATAGCAGCGCGTCGAGCAGCGCGTTGTTCTTGCCACGCAGCAGGCCAAGGCTGATGGCCTGCCGGAGCTCTGGCATCCTGCGCCCGGCTTCTTTTGGGTCATCTGGGTACAGCTCGCCGGCGATTTTGGCGGCTGCCACGATCACCGCACCAGGCTTCGGCGCCGCCCCAAGCGCCCGCACGGTGTCGTAGACCGCCTCGCGTTCTCGGAGACGACGCCGGGCTTCGTCACGTTCTGTCGTCGCCTTTGCCCCGCGGAGCGATTCGACCTCGCCGAAGTTCGTCACACGAATGAACCGGCCGATGACGTTCGAGAGGACCGGTAGATCGAGAATGCGCTGGCCGCGCGACAGATCGCGAGGGCGCTGCTCGCCTGGATAGAATTTCCAGACGATGCCGCCGCCCAAATTCTGGAATTCGTAGCCGACAAACTTCTTCAGGGATCGCCAGTCCCGTGCCTTCAACTCGTCGTCGGTAAAGAGATTCCGGCCCCGGAAATCATCGTAGGGGTTCTGGCCGGCGGCGAACGAGACGACATCCTTGCCGGCCGTGATCGCTGGCGTCACGCTGGGGACCTGACCGGCCGTGTAGTCGACCACCTGCGCCAGCGTTTTCACCACGTCCGGTTCTCCCCGCGCGATTTGTAGGAGCTTCCAGAACAGCCCGCCAATCAGGCGCCCGCTGTCATCCTGCGGCAACCGGACGTACACGGTGTTTCCTCGCTCGTCTTCTCCCAGCGGCAGAATGAGGTAGTTCGTCCGGTCGTACTCGCTGGTGCGTTGCAGGAGCCGTCGCAAGGTGTCACCGAGTAGGCCGGACAGCGCGCCCCACAGCAGTACCTTTGGCAAGAGATTCAGCTTCGCCGTCTTCCACCAGAATCCGCTGCGCGTCTTTGATTCGGTCGCGACTTCGAGATCCGAGCGCATCGCCTGGGTGATGGCGTTGGAGAACAGAAACAATTCATTGCTGACCGGCTTGAGGGTGCCACCCGCGAGGTAATCCGGGCTGCCGACCTTGCGACGGATGAAACTCCGCTGCGCCGCCGTGATGCCGGCAATGGGGCCTTTTCCCTTGAACTCGTAGAGGCCAGCCGCCTTCGGCAGCGTTTCAATGAAGTCCCCCGTCTCCTTGATCCACTCGAGCACCGTGAGAAATGGACGCGTGAACGGATGCCGCGGCGTCACGCGGAACCCACCAACACCGGTGCGCGCCAGGATGTCCTCGACCTGCGTGTCCTCGACCTGACGACCGAGAATCAGATCATTAAACGTGACCGAGAGGATCTGTGCCTCTTCGGCATCGAGAAGGTCCTTGTAGGCGGCGAGCTCCTTCGGCGTCATGGCACGGTCCGGCGTACCAAACGCTCTCAGCTTGGCCACAGGGACAGCCTCGAGATACCGCTTCATGGCGCGCGGCAGCGTCATCGTCGGGACGTTCTTCCAGAAGCGCCAGAAGTCCCGCATGACGTTGAACCCTTGGAATCCGAGGTTCAGCGACGTGAAGAGCGGACGGAACACCTTGTTCGGCACACGCAGGAGCTGCAGGACCGCCCAATTCTGACCGACCGATTCGTTCTCAAGTGCCGCCGCGACGTACGGGTCGACGTAGTAGCCGGCGAGTTTGCCCTTCTCAAAGTAGGTAATCAGCTTCTGGTCGGGGTCCTTCGACTCGATCGGGCGATGGCCCTTGCCACTCCACACCGTCTTGGCGGGATGAATGTCCCCCGCGTACTGCTGTTTGAGAAACGTAAACGTCGCCCGCTTCACCTTCTGGTGCTCGATCGCGCGCAACGTGACCAGTGTTTTCAGGATCGACGCGTCGGCGACGTTGGCGATGTCCTTGAGCGTGCCGATCTGCCTGTGCACCCGCGACGTGACACCGTCTTCCATGTGGTCGAGGACCTGGAACGAGACGTACGCCGGATTCGCCTGCATCTGCGCATAGAGTTCATCCGTGTAGAGCCCTGCGTCGTGGGCATCCTCGGCCACGCCTTTGACGACCGCTCGAAACGCGGGAATGGACTGGCTGAGGATGCGCGAGCGCTCACCGCCCAACTCGGTCTTGAGGCTGTCGTATAACTCCGCAGCGGCCTTCGGGCTGAGTCCGCGCGGGTTCGCCAGCTCGGAGCGGTCGCCCGCGATGATACGTTCGTAGAAGAGTGCTTCGCTGAAGGCGTGCCACGACACGTCAGCCTCGGTCAGCGTCTTGAAGATCGGCGCGAAGTGGCGCTCGGTGAACGCTTTCAATTTGCCGCCGAGATAGTTCCGCTCTTCGAGCAGGTACAGCGGGTTGTCGTCGTCCGCGATGCGGACACCCTGCTTCTGCAGCGACCGCACGCGGTCGATGACGGCGTAGTTCTTGTCGACGAGCTGTGTTTTCAGCCGGAACCACAAATCCTTGCCGCGCTGCTTGAGTGTCTCCACGCGCCGACGTTCGAGGTCGAGCGCCTTCGCGTCGCCTTCCTCGAACATGCGGCGGACGCCGGACCTCCGTCGCCACACCAGTTCGTCGCGCGTGCCGGAGAGCACCTCCTGCAGGTCGAAGTACGCGCGCTCCACGTCCGGCTTCCGGTCGAGGGCCGCAAAGAACTCGCGATAGAAGATCGGCGCCTGCGCCTCCAACATCCCTGGGTTGTTCAGCAGAACCGAGATCGCGTCGGCGTAGAGTTCCTTCCCGCTGTGCCGGTAGGCCCGGAAGGACGCGGACGCCGTGGCACGGTTCCACGGGCGCCAGGCGTCGGACAGGGCCATCAACTCCTTCCGTACGTCGGCATTCTTCACCGTCGTGCCGTCAAGCGCCGTAAACGTGTGCTTCAAGAACGACTGCAGCGTGAGCAGACGGCCGATCAGGTTGCCCCGCTTCAGCGTCTTGTCGGGGAGCCAATCGACCAGATGTCCGATTTCGTGGGCGAGTGCGCCGGCGAGCTGATACTCGTTCCCTTTCTTGAAGAGTTCGGCGGCGAGTCGAATGCCGCCGGGGCGGAACTCGCCCATCTTGCCGACCTTGCGGAATGCCTTGACGACGTCAGGGGTGTCCTGAAGCCGCTTCGCCAGCTCGACGAGCTCCGGGAACTCCGCCGGACGGATGGTGCCTGTCACGGCTGGTGCGCCAGGCGGTGGGAATAGGCGACTGTCGGTCTGGGTCTGCGGCAGTTGCGCCGTCGTGGGTTCTGGCTCAGCGAACATGCCGACGTTCGACTCGCCGCCTCCGCCTCCGCCCTGTTCGAAGTCGCGAGGCGTGTCGGCCTCGCCGGCGAGGGAGAACGGCGCCTCCAGTTGTGGCGTCGGCACGGCCTGTTCCCTGACAGCGCCGGCTTCTGGCAGGCGGGGCTGCTGTTCACCGGTGTCGATCGTGTCGACCTTGAGGTCAGAGTAATCCGCCAGGACGTTATCTGGTACAGGATGGCCCTCCGACAGCGCCTGCTCGACTGATGCACGATGATCGGACTCGACGAGCTTCCGACCGCTGCCAGCGAGCTGTCCAGATGCGTCGGCATAGATCGCCACCGGCACGGCCCACGCGGGCTTGTCGCCTCTCGTCTCACGGGCGGAGGCAATGCGCGCCTCCCGGCCCTGCTGGCTGGACTGCCGCTTCTCACTGCGCGCCACCGAGGCGACCGTGATGCGCCGGCCTTGCGCGTTGATCTCACCACGATCGAATGCAGCCGACTGCGCTTCCAGGTACTCCGCCGTCTTTCGCGCTTCTTCAGCCTTGACCGCCTTATCGATCGTCGCGTCGAGCCGTCGTTCACCGCCCTTGCGTCCGTAGCCAGTACCAAGAGGGAACGCCGTCGCCATCGATTTATCACGCGCCGTCGGCTGGACGAGATGCTCATACTCTCGGCGGGCACGGATCGCCTTGGCCGTGAAGGGATTCCCTGACGTGGCCGGCGTCGACGTCGACGATCTGTCAACCACTCGTGCGGCATCACGCAATTCAACGAGAGCAGCGTCACGCTGTTCTGCGGGCGTATACACCAGGCGGAATGCGTCGTCCGGCGCCACTCCTGCCTGCAGCGCCCCGATGGCAATCCGCTTGTCCTCGTCTTCGAGCACTCGAAGCTCGTCCCATATGTCAGACGTCACACCAGGCGAGTGTTCGAAATCAGGGTAGGTCTTGATGCCGCGTGGCGGATCGCCCATCGCGCCAACCACCATGCCGGCGCCAATGCGCTTGCCCCCTCCGCGCCCAGTACCCCAATCCTCCTGACGGGTAGCGATGACGGCCTGCTGCTGCAACTCTGCAACGGACAACGGCAGAGTAGGTGCAGTGCGCGACGCCGCCTCGCCCTCTCCGACCAACCGCCCGCCATGCTTCTCAGCGATGGCGGCAATATCTGACTGCTGCGATGGCTCAAGCGCTTGCAGCTTCTCAATCGCGTCGTAGTCCTCGCGGCCTTCCGCACGCGCGGCGATGACACGCGCCTCGAGCTGCGCGCGGGGTGGTTCTCCGGCGACCACCGTGGGCGGAGCGACCGGAGCGGCCGCGGGCTGAGGCGATGCCGCCTGCGGCGCTTCCACGGTCGTGGGCGGCGCGCTCGCGGCCACCGGAGCTTGTGCCGTCGTCTGCGTCGATCCTGGCAGAGGACCTGGAATCGGCAACGGCGTGCCTGCGGGCCGACCGCCGTGTTTCGCGGCCATCTGCTCGATAGGCGTCGGTCCAGGCGTCGCGGCGACTGGCGCAGTAACCGCCGGCGCCGGCGTCGGTATTGGCGCTGGAGTGTCTGCAGGCGGGCTACTCGGTCGCGCAGTGGGCCGTGCAGCATTGACCACCTGACCGCCGCCGCCCATCACGGCGCCGGCGATGGCGCCGAGCACCGCGGCCTGGTCGATGCCGTCCTCCCACGGGCGGTTCTGCGCAATGTTCTGCAGGACCTGCTCCTGCACCGACTGCGGCAGTTCCTCGAGGAAGCCTTCCTGCACGGCGCCGAAGACGACGCCCTTGACGAGATTGGTGCGGGCTGTCCGATCTTTCACCGCACCAGCGAGGAGCGTGTCGATGTCGGCAATACCGAGTCGTTCCGCGATGCGCCCACCGAGGAAGCCGAGTGCACCCGTGCCGACGCCGGACGCCACGGCAAGCGCGGCCTGTTTCGGCGTCAGCGTCCCCGTGTCGCTCTCCCCACGCATCCCTTCGGCCGCGAGCCCGGCCGACACGGCGCCTTCGCCGGCTGCCGCCGCACCGAGGACAGGCGCGCCAACGCGCACGAGGCCACGCGCCACGCCTGCGCCTAACAGCATCGTCGGCAGCGATTCGACGACCGCCTGCACGATCGTCGAGGGGTTCTTCATGGCCGTGACAGCGGTGTCGACGAGCCCCTTCGCCTCCGCAAGCGAGCGGTTCGCCTGCTGCTGCTGCTGCGAGTAGAAGCTGTCGAGGATGCTCTTCGCGAGCTTTGGGTTAAAGCCGACGGATTCAAGCACTTTGCCAGCGCGACCCCCCGTGGGAATGTCTGCGAGCCCGAGCGCCGCCTCAGGTACGCCGATGGCACCCTTCAGCGCGGAGATGCCGAGGTCAGTCAGTCGTTCGAGGAACGTCGCTGGCGGAGCGTCTGCGGGCTCTGGGAGCGCCGCCAGCCGCTTCGCGGTCTCAGTGTCCCATCCGAGTTGCACTAACTCCGGCTCGCTCACGCGCGGCGTGCCAGGCACGCGTTCACCGGTCTGCACGTGGAAGCCACCGACGACAAGGTTCGGGTGGCCCTCGCGCTTGAAATCGGACGGCCAGTGTCCTGACGCATCTGGCGTCGCGTCGGCCCTGAACGCCGCACGATAGTCGTAAAACTGCTCCGTAGAGTCCGGGTCAGGATTCAGGTCGTGTTGGTCCGCCATGTCGGCGTACCACCGGCGGAACGCCGGTTCGTCGTCTGGCGCCGACGTGGCCGACCGGCCGCCGTGCTTGCGAGCAATCGCGGCAAGGTCCATCGGCGGTGCAGCCGGCGCCGGTCGGCCACCGTGCTTGCGGACGAGCGCCTCGATGTCGAGGGCCTGCGGCATCTACTCGTCCCGCATCCTCGCCACGATGGCTTTTCGATACTGCTCCACCCGAAAACCGTTGTTCCGCAGCTTGTCCGCGTTGGCATCCACGTACGCGAGCAGCCCCTTCAACCCGCCGTGCTTCTTCGCGTCCTCGTTGATCTTGGCAATGAGGCGATGCGTGCCGGTGGCCCTGGAGGCGACTTCACCCCAGACTCGGCGCGCGGCCTCGGCGACGCTGCGGAACGAATCCGCTGGCGTCGATGTCGTGCCTTTTACGAGCCGCACAGGCTCGCGTGGCGTCCGTGCGGGTGCGCTGGTCGTCTTTGCCTTGGCCAGCGCTGGCGATGTCGCCGACGCTTTTGACCTGGGCGCGGGACGGGGTACCAGCCGCGCCGCCACAGGCGCAGGCCGCACGGCGGCCGCACGCGAGGTCGCAGGTGCTGGTGCCGAAGCCACTGGGGCAGAAGATACCGACTCGACGTCCCGCAAGAACGCGTCAGCCTGTTCCTGGGTGTCGAACACGTAAGGCTGTCCCTGCGCCATGACCGTGATGCCGGCCGCTTTGGACACCGGCTCGGCGGCTACTGGCGCTGACGCCCTCGACGCGGGTGGCTGGTACCCAGTCCCACGCGCGGCCACAGGCGTACGGCGCGATGCGGAATCAGGCGTGGTCGTCAGTGCGGGCGTAGACGTGGCGGCAGCCGACGTGTGAGGCTGCAAACCGACCTGCAGGCGGTACGCGTTCTCGATCTGGAGCTTGCGCGTGTCCAGTTCTTCCGGCGGCATCGGCGACCGCTTCGAACGCCCAGAGCCGCCGCCGAGCGAAATCACCGACCCGTCAGCGTTCTGAATCGTGGTGCCGCTCGCGCCAGCTGGCGCGTGAGAGTCGCGGTACTCCTGCTCCAGATTGTCAAGTTGCGTGAACTTCCACCGCTCCGCCTGATTCCTCTGTGCGGCCGTGATCTTTGACGTGCCATCACCGTCGCCAGTCTTCTCTGGGACCGGTTCCACTTTTCCGGTGAACGGTGTGCCGGCACCGGGCATGTACCAGTTCCCGTCAGAGCCGAGCAGGACGTCACGACGACGGCCGTCCACGAGACGGACTTCATTGCGGAACGTGACCGCCTTGGCTTCCTTCGGTGGCTCGTAGTGCACGACGGGTTTCCCGTCTGGCCCGGCTGGCGTCACGAGACGCCCGCCCACCTCCCGCGGCGTGCCGAGAATCTCGAGAATCTTCCGGCGGTCCTCGGCGGCGCGCGCCGCGAGCACCTCTTCCATGCTCTGCGGTTGCACGGTCAGGCCCTCGACGCCGAGCTCTTCGACGCCTGGAATCGTCACCTTCTTTCGCTGGGTCACGAGCCCAGGACCGCTCGCCGGCAACACGCCACCTTCGGTCAACTGCGCCTCGGGCAAGCCCTGCATCAAATCGAGGTTCTGCTTCGCCAGGGTGCGCGCCTGGAGCTTCTCTTCGAGCTTCAGATGCTTCAGGCGCAGCGCAAGCCCTTCCTGCTCGAGCTTCCGGTCCTCGGCTTCCTGCTGCTTCCGGAGCTGCGCGTCGCGGATCTGCCGACCCGCCACGAATGCGTTGATGATCTGGTCGACCGCCATCAGGGCCTCCTAGATGCGCGGAATCTGGAACAAGTTGAGGCCGGTGGATGGCGAGCCGCCGCCGGCACCACCGAACGCACCTGACCCATACAGGAACGCGAGCATCGACGCCATGTCGCTCAGGCCACCGCCCAGCATGTTGCCAGGCGTCGTGTGGGTTCCCGTGCTCGTCACGGTCCGTGGCTGGAGCGCGTAGAGCCGCGACGCCATGCCCATGTCGTCCTCCTGCAGTTGTCGCTGCACGAGCGGCAGGCTGTTCCGGAACTGCGAGATGGTCCCGGCGCGCCCCGCAGCCATGCGCGACAACGGCGCCGCCGCAGCCGGCGAATCAGACAGTCCCCGCGCGGTCAGCTCGGCGCTCAGGCCCGTGTTCGCGTCGTCGTACGTCGCGTTGATGCCCTTGATGCCCTCGGCGCTGTAGCCGCTCAGGTCCGTGCTGCCCTGCAGGCGCGAGCGAATCAGGTTCATCAGCACACTATTGAGGCCGTCCGCTTCAGGCGTGGTCGATTGCGTCGTCGTCTGGGACGACTTGGATGTCCGGCCACGGTTGCTGAGGGCGCCGACCAAGCCGCTCGCACCAGCAATCGCCAAGGGAAGAAGGGGAAGAGGCATGAGCTATACCCTCACTATCGAAAGGACGCCAATTATTGTAGAGTTACGTAGATGCCTAGACCCCGCACGCCAGTCGACGACGCAGAGATTAGACGGCTCTACACCGAAGACCGGCTGTCGATGCGCGCCATCGCTGCGCGGTTCGGCTGTTCCGACAGAGTCATTCGGCGGCGACTGGCCGACAGCGCTATTCCAGGCCGGCACACCTGGACGCTTCCAAAGGACGCGAAGAATCGAGTCACCGGACCTGCGAATCTTCATGAGCACCATCACCGCCGACTCACCACCGACGCGCGTTACCGACGACGTTTTAGACGCAAGCTCCAAGCGACGTACAGCGCTGGCACCAGGAAGCCACTGCGGGCGCCTATCGAGTATCGCCGCAGGAATGGCGATGTCTGTCGCCTCAGGGGAGGATTCGAGGTTCATTTCGCCAGATGGCTTGATGACAACTGCCTTCGCTGGAGCTACGAACCAAGGTCCTTCCTGCTGTCGGATGGTCGCCGGTTCACGCCAGATTTCTGGGTCGACGGCTGGCAAACCTACGTGGAGGTCAAGGGCCAACGTCGCCAAGACACAGACGACAAGCTGCGCATGATGGCGAGCGAGTTCCCAGATGCGCCGGTGCGCTTGATGCTCAGGCGCGATCTGCAGAATCTGGGCATTCCCATTCGGTTGCTGCATTGCCGTCCGCCGTCCGTCGTGCGATTTGACGACCATTTATAAGGTCACAATCTAATATACGGTCTAAGGTTGAGGTATGGCGGCAACGCGTCGTCGCCGCCAGTGCCAGAAGGGCCAGCGCTCGCAAACGCCGCGATGTCGGTCGCGTGCGTATGGCTCTCCATCAGGTGCGTATGGGTCGAACTCGCCACAACCGTGCCAGAGCCAGCCTGCACTTCCGTCGTTGCGCCCGCACCGCTCGTGGTGTTGATGTTCGGCGCGCCGCTGGTCGTGCTCGGCGGGTCCACTTGATGCGTGTGCGTCATCGCCGCCCCGCCGGTGCCGCCCGTCGTCGTGGCCACGGACCGAATGAACCGATTGCTCGCAGTCAGGTCCGGCGTCGTAAAGGTCGTCGTGCCGCCCGTCGGCGTCGACCGCGTCACACCTGCCGTCGCGTTGCACAGCGACCAGCCCGTGCCAGGCAGCAGCCCGTCGGTGAAATAGGCGATGGTGCCGCGCGCCGGTTGCCCTGGTGCGTCTTCCCACGCCGAGCCGGTCCAGCGGTACTCCCGCAGGAAGTCCGTCGAGCGAAATCGGTAGTTCGCGTCGTTCGTGCCAAGTCCCGTCGGCTTCAGGTCGGGCGAGAGCGTCCCGTACATCACGCCCGCCACGTAGACCCAGGCCGCGCCGGTGCTGTACCAGGTCACGTTGTTGTGGTCGGACGCAAGGAACCATTCCCCCGCGTGCGACGAGGCGGCACCGCGCGTGCTGAACGCGCCGCGGCGCACCTTCCCGGACCCGACAGAGAGCGCGCCGGTTGTCGGCTGGTCTTCTTCGTTGATGCCCGTGACGAGCGCCCGCACCGCGTCGAGTTGCTGTTTGGTGACGGCGTCCGTCTTACTGACGGCGTCAGCCAGATTGATCAGGCGGCGTTTCTTCCAATCGAACGGAGTCGCCTCGGCCAGCGGCGCGAGCGTCGACCAGACGTCGCGGAAAGACTGCTGAATCTCACCGATGGCAACCGAGAAGGGGATTCTCGCCATTTAGGCCGCCACCGTCAGTCGCGTCCGGCGCAAATCAGTGTCATTGCCGGTCAACCGGTACCGCGGTTCCAGCCAATAAAGATAGAAGGCGCTGCTCGCCGACAGGACGAAGCGCACCTGCCGCCCTCGCACCGGTCGCGTGAGATAGGCGTCATACGTGGTGATGGGATTGCCGCTCTGGGCGGCCACGGTGATGGCCGTCTGCGCCACGTCGTCCACGTACGGCGTGATGGTGAGGGTGCCTGTCAGCTTCGCCTTGAGCGTGATGAAGGGCACCCACGCCGCGCGCGTTCCGAGGTCGACAGGCCCGGAATCCCAGAGCGTGCGCCCCACCGGCAGCGCTGCATCCACCAGCGGTGCCCACTCGTACAGCTCGATGTTACCGTCCACCGAAAACGCGATGTCGGTGGCCAACTTCGGCGTCGAGAACGACAGAATCAGTTCATCTGGCTCGTTGGCGTGCGTGGTGAACGAGGACGCGTCCAAGCTCGTGCCGTCGACAATCGGCGTGAAGGCCCGCGCCTCGCCCAGCGTGCACGCCCGAATGCGTAAGCCGGTGATCTGCTTGGGCCCGGGCCGTCCCGCATTGCTGTCCGCGATGCGTCCGCGGACCGGCTGCGGGAAGCGCTGCTGCGTGATGGGGCCCCACGAGTAGACTTCGAGGTTGCCATCGACCGAGAACGCGACCTCCGTCCCGATCTGCTGCGTGGTGAAGTAATGCAGGATGTCGTCCGGGTCGTCCGCACTCGACGTGTGCGCGAACGTGTCGAGGCTCACCCCGTCCACAATCGGCGTGAAGGTGCGCGCCGCGCCCAACGTGCAGGCGCGAATCCGAAGGCCAATCAGGCGCTTCCGGAAGGGATAGCCGTCGTCGTTGTCCGGCAGGCGGCCACGGACCACGGGCGGAAACTCCGCCACGACAATCGGTTCCTGCGCGTAGTACTCGAACCCGTCGCTCTTGCTAATCTTTGCCCAGAGGTCTCGACCGACCACGTTGGCGAAGGTGATGGGCGTCGACACGGCATCCGAGGTCGTCACGTTCTGCGCGGCCTGGGCGACGTCGTCAATGACCGGCGTCACGGAGGCCGCGCCGCCCAGCGTATCCATCACCAGCGTGAGCCCAGCGAAGCGGCGTCGACGGGTGCCGCGGACCTCCGGTTTCGGTTCGGCGAACACGACGATGGGCGCGCGCTCGCGGTAGCTCAACGTGTAGTCGTACCAGAGGAACGTCCCAAACGACCCCGTGACCCGCAGTTGGCTCTGCCGATAGGGGCTCAGACTGTCGAGCGCCGACGAGACCGGCGTCAATCCCGAGCTGGCCACACTAAACGACGTGCTCGACGACCCGGATCCGTCCAGATGCACGGCGACGGTGGCGGTGGCCCCGCCGCTGTTCGCCCGGACGCGAATCTCCCAGGCATCCTTCCGGTGATTCGGTTGGCCGTTGTCCTCGATGGGCGTCCAGAGCACAACCGCGACATCCGACCCGTCATCCTGCGTCCCGGTGTCGAGGGTCCAGACGAACCCCGCGTCGTCGCTGGCCACGAGCGTGCCGTCCGGCTCCCGATAGACGCACCGCCAGTTCCGCGCATAGGTGTGCCGATACCAGCGCTGCAGCGCAGGTACGTAGCGGTGCAGCACCGTGCTCGAGGTCGTCGACGCCCCTTCGGGCGTGAGCGCCGTGAACCACCCTTTGGTAATGGCCGCCTTCAGACGCCCGGTCGACAGATTAACCGGCGACACGCCGTGCCGGGTGTATCCGCGGTAGAGCAGATCCACGTCCCCACTCGTGAGAGGGACCTGCGTCCCGAGCTGTCGCCAGCCGTCAGAGGCCAGGTAAATGAGCGTGTCGCCGTCCTGGGCAATCGCGGCCGAGATCGGCGGCGACCCGAGCCCCATCGGGACCTTGGCGACGTTGACCAGGCCGTCCGGCCGCTGCGTCCAGTCCCCCGCGAGCCGGTACACGTCTTTCGAGGTCCCGACGTAGAGTTCCTCGCGCACCTTCGCAATCCAGTACGCCGTTTCACTGGCATCCCCGACACGAATCGCCTGTTCGCTATCGAAACTATCGACGTTGCGCGGCTGGGACGGGTAGACGTGCGTCGCGGTCAGGCACAGCACGCGGTCATAGTGGGGCCCGACGATGCCGACGATGGTGTCGGGCGGCGTCGTGTTGGTGGCTTCGATCTTCAGGTTCGTCGTCAGGACGCTGTCATTGCTCGCCGTGTCATTGATGGTCTGCGCCCCGCCCCACGGGCCGCCGGTGTGGACCTTGGACCGGTAGTACTCGCCGAGCGTTTCGTTGTACCGGTACACCCACAACTCGTTGACCTGCGCATCGAGCGCACTGATGACGCCGGCCGCCACGGTGAGCTGTACCCCCTGCGCGGTGACCTCAATGTCACTGCTTGCGGCGGTCGGCGCGCTCTTCCCGAACTGCGAGCCGGAGTTATAGACGGCGACCAGCTTGTAGCGCTGCAGCCCGGTCAGCGGGCTGGACGAGCCGCCCACAATGCGCAGGCGGTCAAACCGAATCTGCGCGCCAGAGCCCCCGGCCGTCTGGAGCACGTCCACGCGCACGGCCCGGACCGTGCTCCAGTTCAGCCCAGCGGTCGCGCCGTCGTAGCGGTTCATCTCGGACCGCTTCACCTGCAGGAAATTCCAGCCGACCGACGGCGTGGCCGTCAGCAGATTGCCTTGCTCGTCGCGCTGGTTGAACCACCAGATGTAGTAATACTGATTGTTCTGAAAGGTCCCGGTGTCGAAGTCGATCTGGAGCGTCACCGACGAGACGTACTGCGGCTCGGTGATGTAGACGTAGAACCCAATCAGGTCGGTGTCGAGCCCGGTTTGCGCGGCATCGTACGTCGTGAAGTCCGTCGCGGCCGCAAACGTCTTCGTGACACGCAGCCGGCCGGTGGTCGTGTTCGGATTGATAATCAGCGCGCCATTGGCGGTCCCGTCATAGCCCGCGCCGAACGCCGCGCCCGTGCCATCGTCTTCATTGACGACGAAGGCCGGGGCTTCCACCGAGTCGAACGAGGCGAACGTCTTCCCATCGGCCGCGATCGCCACCGACGTCGGGGCCGCGTTCGGCGCGGCAATCCCCCAATTGCGCACGGTCGTGCCGTCGTATTTCTTCTTCGTCGTCGACCGCGCCCACAGGATGTTGCCGAGATACGACCCGAAGCTGATGTCGCCAGAGCCGGCGGTACCGGTCGCAATGCTCGTGCTGTTCGCGTACACGGCGGCGCCGGCGCCAGCCATGCGGTACCGCGTGCCGCTGAGGACCGCCGTAAACAACGAATGCACATCGAGATCCGCGAGTGCGGAGCCGTTGATCTTCGCCGAGCCGCGGCGGATGGCCAAAACCCCTTTTTCGTCTAAAATCGTATTGTCCGCACGGAGCAACCCGTTCGACGGCGCATGAACAGCGTCGTAACTCGGGCACCATCCGCGGCTGAAATCGGAGCGTTCAAGGATGCCCAAGGGTCTACCCGCCTCCTATCGCGCACCAGACATCAGCGGGCAGAGCTTCGGGCGGCTGACGGTCGTCGAACGCGTGCCGTCTCCAAGCGCTCGCCATCTCTGGAGATGTCGCTGCACGTGCGGACGAGAAACAATCGTGCGCGGAGCAAATCTGTACGGCGCGCGTCCCACTCGGAGTTGCGGCTGCCTGAAGGACGAAGTCCTCATGGCACGCACGCGAAAGCACGGCGCGTATCTGACGCCAGAGTACCGATCGTGGCAAGCGATGCTGAACCGGTGTTACACACAATCCAACGTCGCCTACGAGAGCTACGGTGGACGCGGCATTCGAGTGTGCGAGCGCTGGCGTCACAACTTCTCGGCGTTCATCGCTGACATGGGTCGCCGACCCACGCGGCGACACACCATTGAGCGATGCAACAACGACGGCCCCTATTCGCCTGACAACTGTCGCTGGGCCACGATGAAGGAGCAGGGCGTGAACACGCGCAAGAGCATCGCGGTCGAGTACGAAGGCGAGCGGATGTCGCTGCTCGAATTCAGCCGCCGCATGAATGTGCCGTGGAGCACGCTGTACAGGCGCGTGAAGACACACGGACAGCATCCGGTCGAAGCCGCCCTCCAACTGCGTTCGCGGACGTAACAACTGGCTCATTTATCCCTGGTCCGGGGGACGGTCCTTGTTCGCATCGCGGCGCGCGAGCTCCTGCAACAGCGCCTCGATCTGCGCGTCTCGCTGCGCGAGCTCCTTCCGCAACCGATGCTGCTCAAGGACCTCGTCCCCGATCACCGCTTTGATGTCCGCGAGCGTCAGCCCCACCTGTCGTGGGTCGTTATCAGTCGTCGTCATGCCGCTGCTTTCTCCATCGCGCGCAGTCGCGCTTCGTGGTCGAACAGGTAGAGATAGACGCGTTCGATCAGCTCCAGGGCCTTGTCGCCACGCTCGAACATGCCCATCGGGTCATCGGAGATGCCCGGCAGGCGCCAGTGCGTGCGGGCAAACTGCTCGACGTCGGCGAGCGTCATCGGCTGGTAGGCCTTCGCGCCGTCGCGACCGGAGTACTTCTCGATCCTGCCCGTCGCCCACTGTTCAAACACGAAGTCAGGATTGGTATAAGCGGAATTCTGCTTATAGATGTCGCCCTGTGCGTTGATCGTGCCGGCGCCTTTGTCGCCCCCGGTCGGTGTGCCGATTTGAAATCCGGCCTTGAGCGTGACTTGGATGTCGCCGGCAGAATCGCGAAACTCCAGTTGTCCGTCCGTCGTCGCCGCGCCAGGGGCGACTTCGCGCGCGATGATGGCGTAGATGTCGCGCGCCGTCCCGCTCGTATCCTTGCCAGCAAAAATTAGCGCGGATCGGTTATTGGCGGCGCCGGTTGCCGAATTATAGATTTCGCCAATGGCGAGATCCGCTGACGCCGATCGTTGCGCGCTGAAGCTCGTATTGGAGTTCGAGTTCGACGGCGCGGTGCCTCCGACGACGAGACAATAGGCCGCCCCGTGCAACGTGAACCGATGCCGTTCGGAGCCGCCCGTGTAGACGTTGACGTAATCCGCCGAGGGAGACGCATGGCGCGTCGATCGCAACGACAGCACGGACCCGGCCGACTCGCCGCCGTAGAGGACGCTCCCGATCTGCGTCTCCAGGGGCGTCCACAGCCGGTTCAGCGTGCGATCGAGGGCGAGGACGTCGGTGATGGGGGTGCGGTAGCTGCGCACGCACCAGTGATCCCCGGTGTCGTGCGTCCAGGTGCCGCCACTCGTGTACGCCCCGTTCCCCGCAGAGTTGTCCAGACTAAAGGTGTCCGCCGACAACACCGTGATGGTCCACTTGGCATTCGCGGCGGTGTTGCCGCCGACCCCAGAAATATTCACCGCATCGCGTGACGTCCGCCCGTGCCCAACACTCGTGATCACGATCGGCGTGGCGTTGGTCGCGCCGGTGATCGACCCTGACGCGCCGCTGACCCAGAACGTCGATCCGTCCGCGTACATCCCCTGCTGGCCCACCTCGAAATGCACCGTGCCGCGGTGCCGGATGCTGTACCCGGCGTACTGGTTGTTCAGGTCCCACCGCTCGAAGACGATCTGCGCCTCCACGCGTTTCCGCGGAGCGATGATGATGTCGCCCCCGAAGGACGACCGGCCTTCCGACAAGGCGCGAATGGCGCCGACGACGAATTCCCCCGAGGGGTTGTAGTCGCCGTTGCCGAAGATCGCGCCGGCGGTGACCGCTTGACCCGTGTAACTGAGACTCGTCGAGGCGGTCTGAATGTAGCGGATGAATTGCCGGAACCCGCCCCAGACGGACGAGGAAATGTAGACCCGATAGGCCGTCGCCCCTGAGACGGCGTCCCACGAGAGGTCGATGCGGACCGCCTTATCCTCGGCCGCGGTCAACGACACACAGATCGCGTTGTGATCCCCTTGAAACGTCTCGCCATTCGCATCGATGGCGGTGACCTTGAAATGGTAATCGTCCGATTTAATCGACGTGACCTCGGCCACCTTCGATCCCGCGAGACCCGTCGGCGCCGTCTTCGGTGTCGTCGTAATTTCAATCGACGTCGTGGCCGTGCTGTAATACTGCTTGTACTGCCCGCTGGCGGTGCCGACGTACACGTGGTAGGAGGCGGCACCAGGAATCGCGTTCCAGGACAGATTCATCTTGCCGTTGGCGCCGACCACAATGGATTTCTCAAAGGTCACGCCGTCATCGATCGGAAACAATCCCTCCAGTCCGCGGCCATTGACCGGAACGACGTTGCAATAGTACGTGTTCGCGGCCATGCTCCCGCCGCCCGCCGTAGACAGGGTGAAGGTGCCGACGCGCGTCAGCGGACCCCATTCGCCAAGCACGGTCGAGGAAAACCAGTTGGGGGACACCTGGGGCGTGAGGCCGCTACTGGTGACGACCGTTCCCGCCCCATCAAAAATCGTTTGGTGGCCTGGGGCCACGATGTAGCCGTTGACCGTCACGGTGGCGCCACTCGACACGCTCAATTTGGCGCCTGGCGCAAACCAGAGCATGACCTTCGACGGAAACGTCAGACTGCTGGCGATCTTGTACGTTTTGCCGGCCTCGAAATAGATGGTGCCTCCTGCCGCCGGCAACGTCGTGTTGGCCAACGTGTTCAGGGCGGCGCGATCATCCGCAATTCCATCACCAAGGGCACCCGCATCGACGGCGTCGATGACGTTCCGCAGGAACGTATGGATGCCGACCTTGGCCCCGCTCGCCGTACCACCACCGGGCATCGTGACGTCGACGGCGCCATAGCCGAGATTGAGGTCCTCGGTGACCGCTTTTTCGTAAGGAATCGACATCAGCGCAACTCCTGCCCGAACTGCCAGGGCAACTTAGGTCTGGGCGGCGTGCGCGGCACCGGCGTCGCCCCGCCCATCTGTCCAACGCGCATACGCGACTGTGCTTTCATGCGACGGTCAACGCGCGCGACGCCGCGTCGATAGCGCGCGTCGTAATGTTTCGCCAAACGGAGGTCCTGCGCGGGACCTGACCGGCCGTAGCACCGGCTGATGGCGCAGTCGCGGAGATAGACCGTCATGCGGTCCGGAACTTCGAACGCATCGCTGCTCGTCGAGACGGGGCGTCCCTCGCGCCAGTGCTCAAGCCGCACGTTCTTTCCGTCGCGGTACGGGCGACGCGGGAGCCCAAACGACTCAGCCCCGCTGGGGTGCATGCCTGGAAGCTGACGCGGAATGCCCCACGTCCCGATCACCGTGGCGCCGCTGATGTCTGTCGGGCTGCGCAGCACCCCCCACTTCCCCGTGATTTGGTACGTGTCCGCCTGTGTGGCTGGGACGCGGACCTTGCGGATGGTCTGCAGGCCGTCGTTCTTCACCACCAGGGCTTCGACTTCGCCCTCGGTCAACTGAAAGCGGCTGTCGAGCCGAGCGGCCTCGGTCGGGCGCATGACGCCAATGGCCTTGTCATCCCAGGTCGGCCGATCGAGCGTATGGACGCTGTTGGGCAGCGTGCTCGTCGCGGGGATCGCGGCGCTCGCGCCGCAGCCGTTCGTGCCGTTCAACCATTCATCCGTCGCTTCGAACGGCGACGTGTGGTTCGCCGGCCCGATGCGGTCGGTTTCGGTGAGCAGCCGCCGTTCGTCGTCGAGCGTGTAGTTCGCGCACCCGTAGTCGAAGCCGGCGTCGAGCAGGGTCGCAAGATACGGCTGTTCCCACGGCGCCGTGTAGCTGAAACCGGCCGGCAGGTTTTCGGCATACCGGATGTCCCACAGACACCGGGTCGTCCGCGTGAGCTCGCGGTACGCCTGCACGAGATAACGGTCCACCTCGGACGCGGTCCAGAACGCCTGCGCCTCATCATTCAGGCGCCGGAGCACGTCACCGCGTACGACTGCCAGCGTTTTCGCCATATCCCTGCATCAGCGGCACGGCGCCGCGGCCCCCGACATACGCCTGCAACCCGGCTTCGTAGCCGACGTAGGCGTCCCACGCCTCCAGCGCTTTCTGCACTTCGCCGATCTGCGGCAACAGCTCCGACAGCCCAAACTCCACGAGGCCGAGATGAAACGCCTCTGGGAAGCCGGGCGTATCGTCGTCCTCCATCGCTGGCGGCAGCGCCGTCGCGTATTGCTTGACGGTGCCGGTCGCGCTGCCGATGATGGGCCAGTAGCCAAGCCACCAGAGCCCGCGGACGATGAGGCGCTCGGGAATCGAGCGAACGCGCTCCCAGCGCACATAGCCCCGATCCAAGTCCGACGCGCTCGAGGGGATGAGCCACCGATTGCTGTCCTCGTGGAACGCGGCGCCAGGCGTCAGCACTTCCACATCGCTGATGACCGTGCGGAGGTCGTAGTACGGCCGCGTGTACAGGAGGTCCAGCGTCCGCCAGACCTCGTACCACTCGGTGGCGTCCGAGATCTCCATGTAGCCCTCGTCCAGCGCATCGTTCAGGTCGGCGACGCTGAAAAAGACCGGGCTACTGCTGGATTCCTCCAGACGCCGGGCGAGCTCCGTCCGCAACTCCGACCGCGTCATCGCCAGCCGTGACTAGACGTCGACGTTGTCGTTGAACGAGTGGACTTCGTACGGGCGCGCCTGGAAGAACTGCATGTCGGCAATCACGCCGACGCCGTCGCTCTTCGTCAGGGTGTCCGGTTCCACGGAGACGACATCCAAGAAGTCCGATGGGATGCGCGGCTCGATGTACAGGTCAGGCTCGCCGTCGTACTGGACGAGGTTGAACTGCATCCGGCGCCAGAGCGATCGGCCGTTCTCGCGCGCGATTTCCTGAAAGACGTGCGTTTCCCTACGCAGGGATTTGTCGAATTGCGCCATCGCTGTGCTCCTGCTCCCAGACCCGTTGAAAATCCTGGACGGTCACCGGGACGGGATCCGCCAGGTGCCCACACAGCACCCCTGTGTGGACGTGGAGCTGAAACCCTGCTCTGGCCGCGCGCAGGCAGAAGTCGAAGTCCTCGGAGTACTTCTCGAACGTGAACCACGGGCCGTCGCCCATCGCCCGCAGCAGGCGCGTGGACGTCAGCACGCAACCGAACCCGCAGCCTTCCACCGGGCCAACGACATCCTCAGGCCAGTGGGTCAGCCACCGAAACGAGCCGGTCTTATCTGGACCCCCCTTCGGGTCAAACTGCGCCACGAGTGGCCAGTGCGGAGCCCGGCGCTGGAAGTACATGCCGGTGATGAAGTCGTGCCCGGTCTGGACCAGCGACGTAATCGCGTGCGACGGCAACACGACATCGCTGTCGCACCAGAAAATGCCGTCCGCATCCGCCGAGTCCGGGCTATAAAGCACCGCATGCACGACGGCATTGCGGGCGGCGTCGAACTTCATGCGGTCCGGCGAGGCGTCGCCCAGCCACGTGACGCCGTTCGCCGCAGCGTGCATGATGGCGTTCCGCTGGCTGATCACCGCCTGCGGGTCCATCGGGCCGTACGAGGGCGTCGCGAACACGAGCTTCATGCCCAGCGCTCCGACGGCGCATCCGCGAAGGACATCGCCGAGACCGGCGCACTCTCGTGAGCGTGGCACCTGGGGCACTCCAGCGTGGCGACATCGGTCCCGCGACGAAACACCGCCTGCCAGACATAGCTGCACGCCTCCGCCTGACACCGCACACGGACGGTCCGCCAGCCACGCAGCCCGCTCCAGAATCGCCGCCCCGCAAAGGCCAACACGCGAGGCAGCAGAAACGCCCATGCCGGCGGGTTGACCGGCGCGTACTTCATTGACCCGCACGGGCAGACGCTGCCGGTCCCGTGCCGCCCGAGACCGCGCTCCATCTCCGGTTTCGTGCAGAGGCGTCCGCACTTCTGGCATTTCATAAAGTCGTACATGCAGAGCGCCTCAAAGGCCGCACGGTCGGTCAACGGTCGTACCGGCGGAGGCGCAGACGTGACCGGCGTCCCCAGCGGCCGCCCGGGTTCGCGCCGCGCCATCTCAAGCAGTTCGGACGTCTCCATTTAGGCCTCGACCTTCTGGAGAATCGCGATCATCTCCTGGATGACGTTGCGCCGGTCCTGCTTCCATTTGTCGAGTGCACTGAAGTCACCACGCTGCGCCGCGACGGCCGCGGCCTGCTGGACGTTCGGATACGGGATCAGATGCACCGCCACGATGTCGAAGCAGAAGTCAACGTCCGAGTCGTAATGCCCAGCGTGCCCAGGACGCTCGTACAGTCGACGGTCGAAGTAGTGCCAGCTCCGTTCGGTAAAGTACCGGACGTGCGTCGGGTCTTCGACGGCGGCGTCAGAGCTCGCGTAGGGGACAGAGGCGCAGAGATAGCCGCCCGGCTTGAGCACCCGGTGAATCTCCCGCATGAGCGGAATGATGTGCACGATGTGCTCGAGCACCTGGGAGGCCAGCACGCAATCGACGCTGTCGCGCGCCATCCACGCGTATTCGTCTTTCGTCCAGCCCGGCAACATGCCCGGGTTCAGCGCGCAGTGCTCCAGGTCCATCACCAAGTCGATACCCGGACCGGGCTTGCGATCCAGGTTAAGGAAGCCCGGTTCGATGTTCCGCCCAGCGCCCAGATTGAGGTTGACGTCGCCGACGTACTCGCCGAACAAGTCCTGCACCTTCGTCGAAAACCGCGAGAGGTCGACGCCCGACTTCACCCGGTGCCCGTTGATACTTGCGAGTGCTCCCATGCCGCGCTCCTTTAGATCCCGGTGCAGTTGGCGCAGAGGGGAATCTCCGCGCGCCGCCCCTGCACGTGGGCTTCCCGAATCCCCAGCGCCGGCTGGCCGTTGAAGACCTCGCGCAACGTCTGGGTATTGAGGTCCCCGAGGATGCAGTCCCCCTCGCTGTCGAAGCAGCAGAGCGACATCCGTCCATCCTGCAGGACCATGAGTTGCCCGAGCGCGCGCCCGCACGGCTCGTGCGGCGTCAGTCGCATCGGCCACATCGCCCCGGCCCAATTCCCTTCGAGATGGAGGAAGGCGTTCCCACCGCCGTTGAAGGACCCGCCCCAGCGCTGCGCGAAGGCTTCGTTGTCGCCCTGCTCCATCAGGTCCTTCGTCACAATGCCTTTGACGATGACCTTCCAGCCCGGCTTCGCCCGGGCGTACTCGATGCCCGCGATGACCTGGTCGAAGTCGTCGACCTTCATCACGCGCAGGCGCTTGTCGGCCGTCACGGCATTCAGACTCACGTACAGCACGGACAACCCGGACGCGTGCAGCGCGTCGACCATCGGCGGCCGCAGGAACGTGCCGTTGGTGTAGAGGTCGAGCAGCACCGCAGGCATCTTCGCGCGCACGTATTTCAGACGCTCGATGACGAACCGGTCGAGCAGCGGCTCGCCGAGGCCCGTCAACGTCACGTGGTCGACCAGTGGAATCGTGGTCGCTTCGTCGATGATCTTCTTGAAGAGCGGCATCGACATCGTGCCGTGCGCGCGCTTCATCTTCGGGTAAGGACAAAACACGCAGGCCGCGTTGCACGTGCTCGTTGTTTCGAGTTGAAGCTGCAGGGGGTCAGTTCTCCAACGCGACGAGCAGCGTCGCGGTCGTACCGCTGGCCTTGATGCGCCGCGCCTGAATCGGCAGCGTGCTTCCTGCGAGGGCCCCCGCAAAGGTCACCGTGTCGCCGTTCGCCATGACGACCGTGACGGCGCCGGCGCCGCCCACGTAGATGCCGGTACACAGCCGCGGCAGGTTCTCGGTGTCGCTGGGCGTGACGGGCGTTGCCGTGCCGTAAATCGTGCCGGCCATCGTTGTCGCCTTTCGAGACCTCCCCGGCGAGCCCGAAGGCCCGCCGGTTCAGCCCGTATCACCAGGGCGCGAGCGCGGCAGATCGCGTGACCCGGTGAACCTATGTGACGAGCACGTCGCTCGCCGCCGCGCCGCCTTGTGCTGGTGCGTACCGTTTCAGGTAAGCGACCAGCCGTTCCGCTGTCGCGAGATCGAAATCGCTGACCAGCAGATTGCACTTGCTGTGAAGCAGCCCGCGAACCTGCTGCGATTGATGGCAGTGGTCCACGACGGCATGCTTCTTTCGAACAAACCCTTCGAGCGGCTGAAGGCAAATCGGACAAGTGCCGTTCTGCTCTTGAAACAGCCGTTCACGATCAGCGATGCGAGCGCCGTGCGCGCGGGCTGCGTTCTTCGCCGAGCACTCTTCACAGGCCCAATAGCCGCCGGCTGGCTTACCGCAGGAGTGACAGAGCCCGAGACGTCTGCGCTCCGATCGGCGTGTCGCATCGGTTCGACGCTGTGCTGCTGCGCATTCTTTGCAGCGACTTCGGCCTGGCAATCGACGGCGACCACACGCGCATCGACCCTCAGCAACTTTGCGTTTGACATCCCGCTTGAATCGAACGAGTCGACACGCTTTGCACTCCGCCTGCACGCCGATAGGGCGATCAGAACGCCGAAAGAACTCGCTGACCGGCTTCGTCTCACCACAACGCGTGCACCTCTTCGCGTCCATCGAATACCTCCCGCCAGCCCTACTGCCAGCGGGAGGTATTCTACTACAACTTCGTCGTAAACTAACCCGGTTTCTGAATCGCGCTAATTACTAGAGGGCGCGGACAAAAACCTTTTTGTTCGCGGCTGCAGGCGTGGTGGCCGTGGCAAAGGCCTCTCCTGCATAAATAAAGCCGCTCTTGCCGTCCGACGCCGCCGACCGCGCGAGGTACCACTGCGCGTTCACCGGAATCAGGATGTCGCCGGCCGCGATCGCCTGCGACGTGTCGTTCGTCATGTACCCGGACGCCCGGTAGCCGAACTGCTGGAACAAGCCGTAGGCGGAATCCGCGATGTCGCGGTTCGCCAGCCCGACGAAGAGCGAGAGCGTCGCCGTCGCCGGCTTCGACACGCGGACACCGTCCGCCGTCGAGATGTCGAACACCGCGGGGTAATTCGCCGTGATCGTGGCCCCAGCGACGTTGTAGAAAATTGCGAACACCTTCTCGGCGTCCTCGCGGTTGATTCGCTGCAACAACATGATGTCTGCCCTCCTGAGTCACTGACCGGACTCGAGAGAGCGGGCCGCGCTCCGCTCTGTCTTTCCGCGTTGAGTTAACGGCGGCCCGGCTCATTCCAGGCCGCCGCCGTTTCGGAGCGATTTACGACGCGATGGTCGTGTCGACCCCGCCGGCCACGCCCTGCTTGCGTCGGTTGCCGCACACCGCGGCGCCGAGGAACAGGATGTGCCCCACGCGGGAATCACCGTTTTCCGGCTTTTGGAACGGGGTCGCCTTGAAGTTCCGGTCCTTGTCGACCTTCACCTTCCAGAATTCGGTATTGAGCATCCACCACGTCCCGGACGTCGTGGACTGCGTCGCCGAGCCGCCTTGCACGTCCGGCACGTACTCGTCCCACGTGACCGGCTTCCCGCGGAACAGGATGTTGTCGAACGGGATGTCGGCGCGCTGATACGAGGTGTTCCGGTGCTGGTCGGCCAGCGCCGCCTCGTAGAGTTCGTAGACGCCCTGGTCGGTGAGGTGCAGGTTCGGCTTGCCGCCGGGCCCCTTCGAGCTGTCGTTGAACAACTTCCGGAGGTCCTTGAGGAACGCCTTGTACGTGCTCGACGTGCTGTTGAGGGTCTGGTTCCGCCACCAGGTGTGCGTCCCCTGCGGGATGTTGCCCACCGTGGTCGAGGTCGTCGGGTCGTACTTCACCAGCAGCGGCAGCGGGTCGAGGAACTGCGACCCGTTCATCGCCGACGTGTACGCCGTCGTGATGGCCGAGCCGCCGTTGCCCTGCAGCAGCGACTTGTTGAAGAAGTCCTGCATGCCGAGTTCGGCCTGCTTGGTCTTGGCCTCGAGCAGATTGAGCATCCGGCTTTCGCCTTTGTTCTTCTGCTCTTCGAGCCCGCTGATGGAGATGGGGACCGACGCCTGGCGCCAGTCGTAGAACGCCGCCGTGATGCCGTCGGTCGGCGTCACGTCGAGGATGTCGTAGCCGCTGTACGAGTCGGCCGTGCCGATTTCATACATGAGCGGCATCGCGGCGCGATCCCCGATGTCATCGATCAGATCCCAACCACTCTCGACCTCCTTCATCAGGTGGAAGAGGAAGTAATTGGACTTGCTGATGGTGTCGAACAGCGTCTTCGACCAGTTGAAAAACGTGGTCGCAAGTACTGCGTCGTATCCGAGTGTCAGTGAGGACGGAGGCATGGTGGCCTACTCCCTTCGCGCGGGGCCTTTAGTCCCAGCGCTCGCCGCGTCTCGCGGCTTCTGCGGCCTGACGGAAGCCGGCGCCTGCCGGTCTGCCCGTCGAAACCTTGTCCCCCGTGACCGTGGACGCCTTCTTCCCGTCGGTCGTCTGCGCGTTCTTCGTCATGCGGTCGATCGCCTCTTGCGCGGCCTTCTTGACCATGTCGTCCTTCGTCGCCAGGACGTAGAGGTTGTCGAGGTATTCCAGCTCGTTCATGCCCTCGGCGGGCAAGAGCGACTTCGAGAGTTTCGCCATCGCCTTATCGATGGCGTTGCCCGGCTTGTAGTCCGGGTGCGATTTCCCGAAGGCATCCAGCGTGGCTTTGGTCTCCCGCTGGGTGCTTTCCTCGATCAACTTCTCCTGGTGGGTCCGGAGCGGCTCGGTCGCGGCGCCCGCGGCCTTGTCAGCAATCTTCCGAATGACCGGGGCGAGCTTGTCGGCGAGCTCGTCAAGGCCGACGCCCGAGAGCGCCTCCTTGAGCTCGGCGACGGCTTCATCGCCCGCATTCGTCGCGGCAGTCGTCGACGTGGTCGACGTGTCGTCCGCCTTCGGGTCACGGATCTCGAATCCGAACTGTTCCGCCAACTGCTTGAGGGCCGTTGGCGCATCCTCATTGAAGGCGTCTCGGATGTCAGACCAGGCCGCCAGGTTCTTCCGCTCGGCGGAAGTTTTCTGGGTCGCTTGGGTGAAGCCTTTGAGAATCGCCTTGCGAAACGCGGCCGGGTCGTCTTTCGTCCGGTCGTAGTCTTCGCGTGAGATCAGTCCAGCCGAGACTTCTTCTGGGTCGGTGTCATCCGTCGCACCCGCCGTCCCGTCGGTCTGCTGCGACGTTTGCGTGGCGGTATCGACTGCCGCGTCCCCGGTGCCGGTGTCGTCAGTTGCCTGACTGCCGGTGGTGCCGGTGGCCGCTGCGTCGTCGAGCACTGCCGAAGAACCTGGAGGCATGCCGCTATCTGCCTTTCTTGCCCTTCGCCTTGAAGGTGCCGCGCTTGGCGTGCGTTGCCATCACGTCCTGCATGGACTCCTGCGTCTGCTTTTTGCCGCTCGGTTTCACGTAGGGCAGTCGTTTGGCCATCGTCAGGACGCCAATACGCCGTTCTCAACAGAGAACGGCAGGAACACTCGTCGCGCGGCAGACACTGCCACCGCCGCTTCGAGCTGGTCGCGAAAGTACCGTCGCCATACACGACGACCCTCGCGACGAATCTCACCAACCCATCGCTGTTCGCAGCGGTCCCAATGGACACCGCGATGCGCCGACGTGGCGTTCTTCTGGGATGGTCGGTTCTGAAGGTTCTGGGCGTGCGTCACCCAACGCAGGTTTTCGCGGCGGGTATCGAGGGTGTTCCGGTTTCGGTGGTCTACCTCGGCACCATCGAACGGAGGGTCACCAAGCACGAGTCGATGAAGCAGGGTGGCCTCGGTGGACCCATTGACCGCGCGGAACTGAACACCATAGATGCCGCTCTTCGTCCTGAGCGCCGTGAATCGAAGGTGGCTCAGGCGGGCGAAGTCCTGCTCATCGACCGTGGCGTGGGCCACGACGTTGTCGTGCTTGTCGTAGAGAGGAATCTGAAATGTGCCCATAAACGCAAAAGAGCCCGGCCCCAGGAAGGTCATTCCTGGAACCGGGCTCGCTTGGTGCGGTCGCCCGCGAATCTGAATTGTTACCGCCGAGATTACGCCTCGACGATCAGGGTGTCAAGCCGAAAACTGCCCACCAAAGAGTGGGTCGTTCAATTTCCACGCCCAATAGTAATCGGACGTCGGAGGAACGCCCACGCGCTGGCACGCCACTGTAAACGCGGCCATCTCTGCGCCGGACATGACGATGCGCTGCGGCTCCTGAGACATCGGAGGCCCGTCCTCCAACATTCGCTCCATTGCCTCAATGACGTTCATCCGCGTGATTCTACCTCGTGCTTCCCAGGCGCGTGCAGGTGTTCTTCCGCCCCGAGACTAAGCAACCGCCCCTTGTTGAAGTTCCACTTCACGGTCCCGGTTTTCTGACCGCGCACGTACTCGCACAGCTTCGCCCAGAATTCGGGCGGGACGTTGCGCAGCTCCGGCGCGCCGGACACGACGATGAGCGGGCGCACGTCAGGCACGCGCCCTCCGTCGCCGGTCGCGCTTCGGCGAGGCTGCCGGCGCGCTGACTGCGGCCGGCGCCGCCTCGAACGAATGGCCCACGCGGCGGCGTTCCTCGACGAGTTGCGCGAGCGCCAAGCAGGTACGCTCAACGTGATCCCTAACTTCGTGCTCGAGCGCCCGCTGCGCCGGAATGCGGCGTGCGACGGTGAACGGCACCGCGAGGCCGTCAGGCTCGAAGGACGTGCCCTTCAGCGCGAGTAACGCCCACGGCTCGTCACGACTCAACAGCTCCCACCGAACGGGCACGGTCACGTTGCGCTCGACTTCACCGGTCGTGTCGTCCTTCCGCTCGAACTCAACGACATCGCGCACGACGGCGTCGAGGTCGACGGGCGGCGGGTTGCTCGGGCGCTGGTGGAAGAGACCGTCAGGCATTAGAGACGACCCATCGCCATTCGCGCGGCTTCGAACTCACGCTCCATCTCGATGTCGTCGGCACGCGCCTGGCGCATTCGCTCGATTTCGCCATACGCCCACACGAGTGCCTTGAGTAGTTCATCGCGGGTCAGCGATTCAATACAACGCCCCTTGTAGGTCAGATCAGGCACGCGCCCGCTCCTTCCGCAACTCGTTGCAGCGGTCCGCCCGGGCCGACATGTCGCCCGGCCGCGGCCGCTCGCGGTGGTCGCACTTCAGGTCCCGCATGACGCGCCGCCGATGGTCGCGGCCGGTAATTTCCACCCCGAGCCCTTCGTCGTAGTAGGTGTCCTGCTGCGTCGGGTCGTAGTGCGGCGTCGGACGCAGGATGAGCCGCAACGGCTCCCCGCACCGCTCGCAGCTCTGGGCGTGGCGCTCGGCCATCGGGGCGAAGATTTCCTCTTCGGTCTCGCAGCGCTGGCATTGATAGTCATAAAGAGGCGTGGCACACCTCCCGTTCTTTTCGCCAGCGCGATTGGGCAGCGCGGCGATTCCGCTCTCGGCGTTGGTCGTACGTTTCGGGTGAAGGCGTTCTTCGACGAGCAAGGCACGGATGACATTCGCCGCTACTCGTTCGGCGGGATGGCGGGAACTGGTCGATGTCTTTCACCTGCTGGCACGTGCAGCAAATCTGCTGCGTCCAAGGATTCCCACCGGCCTGCAGAATTCTGAGCCTGCGATGCAGCCTGACGTGTTCGGCTGAATCTTGAAGGACGCACAAGTTGTCGTTCCGCTCGTTCTCTCGGTCCTGGTCCACGTGATGGACGATGGCGCCAGGTGGTAAAGGGCGCCCGAGTACGCGCTCGACAATCTGCACGTATTGGCGTTTTGCTCCCATATTCAGTGCCTCTTCAGCCGTGCGCCGCGCGCCCGGACGCGCGCCAGCGCGATCGGTGACCGTCGGTGGCCGACATGAAACGCGTCGCAGACCGTGCACCAGTACGTTTCGAGGGCCGCCTGACGTTTCGGATGCTCCGTCGTGATTGCCAACATGCCTCGTCGGTGGGCGTCTGCCATTTCGCGCGTCGGGTGCGAAATCTTGTGGTAGGCCATCGTCAGTGCCGTTCGGGCTCGATCCACACCAGCGGATTGCCCGTGAGAATCTGCACGGAGCCGCCCCCCTCGAATTCCAAACACACCCACTCAAAGCCGGCCGTCGTCGCCGGCTCGCGGCGCCACGCCTGAATCTGACCGGTGAAGAACGCCGACGACAGCGCGCCGCCCTTGAACACGGTCTCGTCTCCGGGCGCCGGACTCACCAGCGCAGCCATCACTGCACCACCGTTGCTGGCGGAGGCAACGCGCCAGCGTGACCAGGCAGCATTGGCGGCTGCTTCTGCGGCCCGGCCGTAGCCGTCACGCCAGCACTGCCACCCTCCATCGCTGCGCCAGCCGCAAGCTGCTCCAACTCCGTCATCTTCTGCATGACGCCTTTCAGCTCGACGATGTCGCGCTCGCTGGTGACGCCGTAGAGGTCCAGCGTCTTCCGGAGCAGCGCATCACTGAACGAGAGCATCAGGCGGATGCCGGGATTCGCGATGAGCGCCAGCACCTGGTTCCACGAGGCGCGCTCCGTCTCCTGGACAATGGGCGACAGCGAGTCAAGGGACACCGACACTTCCATGTCGACTTCGCCGAGGTCCTTCGCCGTGATGGCCTGCCACCGCAGCGCGGTCATGAGGACTTCCTCGGGCGTGGCGGTCTGGAGGTCGAGTTGCTGCTTGATGATGAACGGCAGCGTCATGTGCTCGCGCATGTGCAGGAGCATCAGGCGCCCGATCTGCCCGAGCCAATTCCGCACCTTTATGCGGGCAGCCGATTCGCGCAGCCTAGCCCGCGAGTCCATGATGCTGGCTTGGGTCGCGGTGTCGGCGGTGGCCACCTGGCGCTGCTCCCCGCTGACCCCGGAGACCATCGTGAAGTCCTGCTCGGCCATCGCGCCAGACTGCAGGTTCTGCGCGCCGAGCGGCGCGTCCGGCACCGGCTCGATGGGGTGCTCCTTCAGCGACTTCGCAAAGGTGCCGTCGCCGCCGTCCTGAAGCTTCTGCAGTTCGGTGTCCTCGATCGACCCGTCGCGGTACGTGTACTTGCGCTCGAACCGGCGGCGGTGGTTCCGCGCCTGCTCGCGCTGCTCGTTCAGCTCGTCCTGCGGGCTGAGCCAGTCGAACACCACCGGCTTCGGGTAGTAGTGGTTCGGGCGCTCGAGGAACTTCAGGTCGGCGAACGGGACAATCTTCCACGGCTCGCCTTCGAGCAGGAACTTCTGATGCCCATCGGCCAGCACGTGCTTGACCTTCCCACGGAGGTCCCAGAGCTTCCAGACCTTGACCATGCCGTGCTTCGCTTCGAGGTCCTGACTGTTGGCACTCGGGCGGTATTTCTGGTCAATGGTGCCGGTGGATTTCAGATCATCGGTGTTCTTGTACTTGGCGTTGGCCTTCAGGTCGCTGACGTACACCCATTCGAAGTAGCCGACCCAATCGTTGGCGCTGAGGTCGTTCTTGCCTGACAGCGACACCCGGAACGACTCGGCGGGCACGCGCTTCACGTAGATGCGCTCGGTGCCAGGCTGGACGACCTTGTCAGGCTGCAGCGGGCCAGCCTCCGCCTCGCCGTCGGCGCCGGCCTCGGTGGCCGCGTCCTCTGCCTCCGTGTCGACGGTGTTCTCGCCCGCGCCTTCCGGCAGCTCGCCCGCCTTGGTCGGGTCCGACGGAATCAGCGGCTTGCCCGCGTGCGGGTTGTCGAGGAAGTCGGCGGTGTAGCCGACCTCGACGAGCCCGAACCGGAAGTGCGCCTCGTGCACGCCCAGCCCTGTTTCGAGTATGAACTTGACGTCCGGGTCGTCGATGAACGTCTGCACGGCCTGCGTGGCCAGCTTGGCTTCATCGTCGAGCGTCTGGCGGCTCAGTTCGTCCTTGCGCGACGGACGCGGCTCGATCCGGATTTGTGGATTGTCGAAGAGCAGGGACGGCTTCTGCGTCTCGACGGCCGCGGCGGTGATGTTGATGACATACCGCTTGTCGGCGTCGGCCTCGGGCAGCCCGTACCACTGGCGCCCCTCGTAATAGTCCTCGCCGCGTTTGACGGAAAAGCGCTTCTCCCATTCCTCGTACGCCTTGTCGGCGCCGCGGATCTTGCCGAACCAATCCTTAACGCGGTCCTCTTCGCGCTCGTCCTTCGGTGGCGCAGTGGCACGGCGCACGGCCGAGCCCTTCGAGGCGGCCTTCTTCGGCGCGGGCTTCTTAGCCATGTGTCGTCGTCTCCGGCCGCGCGAGTTTTGCTTCCTGCTGCGCCGCATAACGCAGGGCCGCTTCTGGTGTCATGAACCGCCGCGGAAGCCACACGTCTCCTGACAGCACAGGACGCCAATACTTCCCGATGCGAATCGCTGCGGGACCGACGAGGACAGTCCATGTCTTCATCGCGCCCCCCGCACTTGGCGCGACGCCTGCTTCAACAGCCGCGACTGGCCGGCAAACGTCCGCGGGTCGGCATTCGGCGGTGGCTGCCGCGCAACTGGCGCCCGGCTGGCCGTGCCGTAGCGGAGGCAGTTATGGACAAGGAAGCCACCCGCAATCGCGAACGCGTGCGGGGCTGGAACACTCAGGCAGTAGCTATCGGCGGGTTCGCTTAAAACGACGGTCGTAACCTGGGTTGAGCCGCCGAAACCGAACGCTCTTGCAAGCGTTGCTGCAGACGTAACTTCGAGACGCGGCGCCACGAGCCGCCATATATGTTCGGCCGCACTCGCTGCATTCCCGCTCCACGTCGCGGATCCACGTCGCACCGAGGGAGTCGGCAACGTGTTCGCGGTGCCACTGCTTCCCGGCGTCGCTGCCGTGCCATCGCTTAGCAGCGGCCTGCATTGCGGCAACGGCGCGCTCATGCTTTGATCGTTTCGAGTGTCCGCTGAGGTGCGTGAATTCGGCGAGAAGCACGAGGTTGCCATCCCCATTATTGGCCCTGTCGCCATCGACGTGATGGACATGGTGGCCAACTGGCACAGGGCCGTGATGATGCTCCCACACTGCGCGATGAAGCCGCTTCCCATCGCGCTGAAAATAGAAGCCGCAGAGGTAGTACCTGAGTCCCTTGAAGGATTGAATGGTCCGAGATATGACCACTGGTTGCATTGCGCTATGGTATCACGACTCGTGAGCGCGTCGGCACGTTTCCAGCCATCGCTTGTCAGAATCAAATGATCCGGCGTGCAGCGGAACGCGCCTTCGCGCGTCTCAACGCGAACCATTGCGCTCCCACTCCGGTAACGGCGGCAGTCCGTATACGGCTGCCACCCTGCCAGCGTCCAGATGTCGCTCTCGGTTCCAACCAGCGACGCAATCGGCTGCCACCCGTCGCGCGTGAGCACAGTCGTGTCGCCAGCGAGGCAGTCATACCCGTGGTCGGCAATGTTCTCGTCGCGCTCGTCGCTGAACACCGGGCGCCCCATCTCGGTCCCGAGCTTCTGGCGCCGCTGCGCCCTGGTCTCACGAAGCGCGTGCATGACGCCCTGCGGGTACGCGTCCGTCCGCACGATGAAGAACATCCGCGGCGCGCCGCGCTCCTTCGTGTAGGGGTGGATGCGCTCCGGATCGATGCGGAGGTATTCGTTGATGCGGTTGCGGGTGCCGAGCTCGTTGTTGTCGGCTGGCTCCCAGAAGATGGCGGTCTCAGCCGGGCTCTCGCGCTTGTCCTCGTACTCGTCGGCCACCGACCAGCGACCGCCGTGCTTCTGCATCGTCTTGTTGAAGATGCTCGGGTCGGCCTGATTGAAGGTGTACCGCTCACCCTGCGACAAGGTCGTGATCTCGCGGCGGTGATACGAGATGAGCTGATTCGGAACGTAGTACTCGCGGAACCAGAACATGTTGCCCTGGCGGTCGATCGCCAGCCACAGGCAGCAGGTCGGCGCGGAGTCGCCGTGGTCAAGGAACCGGTGCAGCGTGCACGTCTCCCGCAGCAACGTGAGAAACGCGTCGGCCTGCGCCTGGTCCTCCAAGGTGATGAGCGACCGCTTGTCGACGACGTGGATAGCGCCTTCCGGGAGGCCCCAGATGCCCTCGACGTACCGTCGGCGGAACGCATCATCCTGCGCAAGCAGATGCGCGCGGTTCTGCGCCGGCAGGAACTTGTTCTCGAGCGACGGCATGTGAAACAGCCGGTACCCGAGGTCGTGATAGCTCACGAGCTTGCCGGTCGGTTGGCCCGTCGTCAGGTCAAGGTCCGGCAGGCGGCGGTCGTAATGCTCAGGGCTTTCGGGATGGAAGCGCCGATACAGCCAGTGCAGCTCGGTGTCCGGGTTGCACGTCAGCATCGGGTAGGTCGGCGGCGTCGGCTTGCCGGAGACAGGATGCCGCCAGCGCCACGGGCGACCGGCGGCATCTTCCTCATCGAGCAGCCATTGCGGCACCTCCGCCTGGTCCCACCGGCCAAGGCGCCCCATGAGCGTGTCGAAGATTTCCTCGGCAGTGTCTTCCGCCTGGTCGCCGAGGAACCAGTTGATTTCGAGCCCCTTCAGGATGTCTTCGAGCTCCGGATTGTCGAGCCCGAGCCAGAGAATCTCTGATCCGTTGTTCAACCGGGTCAGGCCCTCCATGCGGTTCCATCCGGCATCCGGCGCGCTGTACGCCGACGGCGGGCAGATTTTCTTGAACGTGGCCATCGTCGTCGCGCGGAGGTCCTTGGCGACGGACCGGAAGATGAGCCCGCGGTTACGCGGGAACACATCCGAGAGCCAGAGGCCCTTCAGGCAGCCTTCGTAGGTCTTGCCGGAGTTGTGATTGATGAAGCCGTGCGCGAGGTAGTTATTCCAGACGGGCACGTGCACGTCATAGAATTCACCCTCACCCAAATCCACCACTTCCACGATATAATCAAGGCATGAAAGAGCGTGGCCAGCTAGTGCCGTTCCTTGTCCAAATCCGCCATCTCGCAGAACAAGGCTTGACGTGTCCAGAGATTCAGGAGCGCCTCCGGCTCCCAGTCGAGCCTGAGCAAGTGCGCCGCTTCTGTCATCGTCATGGCTTCCCGGTGCAGAACCGAGGCGCGCAGCCTGGAGCGAAGCATCGAGACTGGAAGGGCGGCCGGACAATCGATAAGGACGGCTACGTGCTGGTGCAATGTCCGCAACATCCGCACGCAAACGCCGCAGGCTATGTGCGCGAGCACCGACTGGTGATGGAAGCGGCCATCGGACGATTTCTCGAGCCGACCGAGGTCGTCCATCACGTTGACGACGATCACCAGCACAACGCGATTGAGAACCTGCGCCTGTATTCAGGAAACAGTCAACATCTCGCTGAGACACTGAAAGGGAAATGCCCAGAGTGGACGCCAGAGGGTCGACGTCGGACACTCGAAGGCGTCCGGCGCGGGCATCGGAACGGGTCATATCGCCAGCACTTGACCAACCTGAGTCGGTCAAAAACCGGTGGGCGGAAGTAACCACGATGGACTTCCCAGACCGCGTTCGAATCCGATAGAGCCGCGCCACGCCCTTCCGAACAGGTGCACTCGCGCGCACCCACGCGAACCCGTCGCCCGTCCACGCCAACACGATCGGCTGACGACCAGTGGCGGCGAGTTGCGCAAACGTCCACTCCCGTGCCGTCTCCGCATCGAAGATCCGCGTATCACCGGCCACGCAGCCGAAGCCCCCGGACGCGAGCTGCGGGAACGGGCCGTACTTGAACGCGGCGTGCTGAACGGGCGAGGCCCAATCAATCGTCTGGGTCTCGACGACGCCGGCCGCGCCCAACCGTCGCTGCGAAGGGACTGCGGTGGTCGCCATCAGCAGGACCAGGAGGACAACATTCACGCGTCGCCTCCCGCGTCGGCCGCGGCGAAATACCCGACCACGGCCTCGAGCGCGTGCAGCGCACAGTCGGCCGTCACCGGCTGCCAGACGTCGATCCCCATCGCGTCCGGTGTCGAGCGCCGCTCGACGACGGGCGCGCTGCCCGCCTTCGGGCTCCCGGTGACGACACGGAAGCAGCCGTTGACCGTCTCCGCCTGACAGAGCACCTTCGGCATCACACGACTCCCTCGATGCCGGACAGCGCCTCTTCCCACCCGTCAATCGCCGACAGCAACGACTCTTGCGGCAAGTTCAGACCGTCTGCCCACTTCCGATGTTCTGCAACGACATTCCGCATGTCGACGACCGCGTCCAGGACCGCCTTGACCGCAGCGCGGTGCTTCGACCGCTCGTTGTGGAGCTGCACGGCGAGTTCGCCGAGCGCGATGCCGCACTGCTCGAGGATGGCGCGATGGGGATTGTTCGCAGACATCCGCCCGTGGGCAGCGGTGATGTCCTGAATGAGCGCCCCGACCGACCGGAAGCCAGCATCTGGGGCCTGCGGTCGATCAGGGGCGGTCGACGCCGCGCGAGCGTCGATCACTGGAGCACCGCCGCGACGAGCAGCGCCAGGCCAGACCAGAGCACCAGCCCAAGCACCAGAATCCCCGCGGCCGCGAACATCACCGCCCGGTCCGCGCGCTTCATGTCGTCCTCGTTCACCGCTTGCCGACCGCGCCGGCGCCGACCGCGTCGGGCTGATTCACCTGCGCCAGAATCGACTCGTCCGCGACGAGTGCCGGATGGACCGAGATGTAGAGCCGCCCGGGCTGCAGGTTCACCCACGCGCGCCCGACCTGTTCCGCCTTCTCCGCGCTGGACGCCAGGATGTTGACTTCCTGCATCCCGCGGATGCCCTTGAAACGGAGGGTGTAGAGCGATTCGCCATTCTTCAGCGCGTCGAGCAGCGTGCGCTTGGCCGCCTTCGCGGGCGCGCTATTGCCGCTGCTCGCAGCCGCCGCGTTCGCCTCGGTCGCGGTCATCTTCGTCGGATCTTTCTCGTCTGCCATGTGCCGCTACGTTCCTGCGCCGCTCACATCAGGCCGGGCATCCGCTGGCAGCGCGAACAGCGGAACCACGTTCGGGGTCTCCCCCTTGTCCTTCAACATGCCGAGGTGCTTCGCGATCGTCGTCAGCGCCCCCAACTTGTCCACGGTCTTCACCTTGTGGACGTACTCAACCTCGCCGTCGCCGATGTTCTTCGTCACGACCTCGATGCCGGCGAGGCACGCCGCCGTGTCGTCGTCGAGCTGGTCGGGCGACTTCAGGAAATACCCGCCGCTGACCTTCGAGCCCGCGATCGCCGCCGCGGCCTTCCAGGCGGCCTGCACCGCCGCCGGCAACTCGGCGAACGTCGGCGCCTTCGTCGCGGAGTCCGCATTGGCCGACGCGTACATCTGCTCGGCCGTCATCTCGCCGCGGCCCTGCCGTTCCTCGAACAGCTTCCGCAAGTCCGCAAACCCAATGCGCCCGAGTTCCTTCAGCACGCGGTCCTGCGTAATCTGGTGCCGCTCGGCCAACGCCTGGCGCGCCGCCGCGAGCGCCCGGGCGACTCGATCCTTTCCGAGCAACCGCGCCGCATTCGTCGACGCGGTGTCCGCGGTCTTCACGCGGAACCCAGCGTCGCGGTAGCACTCGCCTTGGGTTTTCTCAGGGAAGGTAACGATTTGATGGACGAAGAGTTCTTCACGGCGCGTGAGCGCCCACTTTCCGAGTGGTTTCGCTGGCGTTTCGGGCGGATTGGCGCGCGGATGTTTCCGGGGACGTCCGCCCTTCTTCCCGTTTTCGCGTGAGGCTTTGCCAGGCACGTGATTTAGGTTTCTAGGTTTTCGTAAGGTTTACGAGCCGCAAAACCTACGTGAGCCGAGAATACGGCTCAGATCAGGAAGGTGTTACCGATTATGTTGATGATGTCGATGATGCGTGTTCCATGTGGAACGTGAAACGCTACGAGGCGAGCCGTCGACGTGCCTGATACGCGACCAGCGCGCTCACCGCAATGCGGTAGACCTTGCCGTCCTGCGTGGCTTCGAGGTCGCCCTGCTCGATGCGGGCCTTCACCGTCCGCTCATCCAAGCCGAGGAAGTCAGCGGCCACGGTGAGGTTCACGAATTGCCGCGGGTGCGTGTCCGGGTTGGTGATACGTGGCTCCGGCCGACGCTTGCGAGACTTCCGTTCTTCGCGGACCGAGGTTCGAACGATGTCGCGAGCGCGGTCCTCAAGACTCATCGCCATCTCCACGCTGCGCCTGACGCTCCGCCTTCGACCGGCCGTCGGTGTCGCGCGTGCCCCTGCACTTCGGGAAGTCCTTGCACCCCCAGAACCGCTGGTTCTTCTCGCGATTCAGGCGAGACACCATCTCGCCGCCGCACTCTGGACAGCGCACGTTCTCCGGCTTCATCTCGCCTCCCCAATGTCGGTGAGCAGCGATTGCATATTGAGGCACGACCGAGGTCGAATCTTCAATTCCTGCGTGCAGAACCGAGACACGGGATTCGGGAGAAACTTCCGGTCGGTAATCAACTGCGTAAACTGTCCCGGCCTGGCGACACAGACGACGTTGACTTTCCAGTGCCGTTCGACATCTCGCACGAATTGATACGTTTCCGGTCGCTCCTTGCCCGTGTCCGCGAACAGCACGTAGACGTGAGGCTGGAGCCCTTCGTCGAGAATCCGGCGCAGCATGTAGCCGCTCGTGCGGCCACCGCTGAACGAGATCACCGCCGGTCCCTCAATCTGAAACAGGCTCATCGTCTACGGCTCCCCTCCCCTTACAGCGTTCGTGCGGCCATGGCCTGCGAGTGCCGGTAGAACGACGTGTCCCACCCGTAGAGGAAGGCTTCAAGCGCCGTGTAGCCAGTCGCAGAGAGCGCCAACCTACGCTCACGGATGAATCCTCGCCCTAATCGAAAGTTCAATTCTCGTGGCATCGTCTACGACTCCCCTCGTCATGGCATCGCCTCCCAGCCCTCAGGCAACATCGACGGCGGCTTGCTGGAAGTCTAAGAGTTCGAGACGGGCCACGAGCCGGCTAAACCTGTTCTAGTTCCGGTTCGAGAATGTCGTTGATGTGCATCTGCGTCATAATCTCATCAGGAATCTGGCAGAAGCGGAAGCTCGTCGGCACGTCGGCAATTTTGCAGGACGTGCCATAAATACGGAACGGCCGCTTTAGCGACGACGCGGTCACTTCGGAAGCTGCGCCTTCGAGATCGGCGCGTGTGACTTCGCTCTTATCCGCACCTTTCCAGACGAGACAAATGGCTTCGCCGCGCGGATTCTTCCCGATGACGTACGTATGGCCCGTCAAGCGCGTAATGGATTTCCCGCGTCCGGTCTCGTCGGATTGGCAGATCAGATTCGCGAGCGCGTCACGTTCCAAGCCAATGATCGCACCACGATCCAGCTTGCGGCCGGTCTGGTAGAACATGAAGCCGTCGTCGTAGCCATCCGCCTTGATCGCACGCTTGACACGTTCGGCGGTCAACGTCCGGCAGAACCGATCCTTCCCGTTCTTGCCGCGACCTTCCTCGATCAAAATAAAGCGGCGTTTCCCGCCATCTCGGTTGTTGAGGCGAAGGACGGCTTCGCCGGTCGTTCCGCTGCCGGCGAAAGCGTCCAAAATAATGCTGTCGCGCTCTGAAGCAAAGCCGATCAACCTCTCGATCAGATCAACGGGCTTCGGGTTCTTGAACACGTCTCGTGATCCGAAGAGCCGTTCAAGGTCGTTTGATCCCGCTCGTGCGTCCAGTTGGATGACGCTTCGCAACGGGAAATCCACTTCGTCAAGGTAAACCTTGAGTTGGGGAATGCGCTTTTCGTCTTTCCCGAAGAGAATCCGACCGTCACGCATCAATTCTTTGAACCGGGCTTCGGTAAACCGCCAACCCCAATACGGTTTCGCGCACGGCTTCTTCGTGACCGGGTGGATCACGTCGAACTTGTGTCCGGGCTTGCCGGGGTTGTCCAGATTGCGGCGAGAGACGAAGGGGCCGTGCTTGTCTACGTGTCGATAGCGAGCCAGATCGCCGAGAAAATCGGCGTGTTCTTTGACGAATGCGCTGAAGCTCTTTTGTAGCGCCTTCGGAGTCGGCGCATCTTTTTTGATCTGTGCATACGTTTCAAGCATCAGCCGTTTGGCTTCGGTGTCCGGGTTCTTCCATTCACTCGGAAGTGTCGCCTTCGACTTCGCGTAGCACAGAATATATTCGTGCTCGATTGCGACGTTCGTCGGATTGTTATCGGTTGCGCTTTTCCAGACGATGGTGCCAACCCAATTTTCCTCGCCGAAAATCTCGTTGAGCAACAGCCCGAGTCGAAATAGCTCGACATCGTTGATGCTGACGAAGATCACGCCGCGATCAGCGCGAAGCATCTCCCACAGCATGTACAGACAGGGGGCCATGACGTTGAGCCATTTCGTGTGTCGGCCGCCGTCTTCATTCGTCACGTAGACGGCATCGCTGTCGTCGGCGTCGGGATCGTGAAATCGCTTGTCGCTGTAGCGGAAGTCGTCTTTCCCGAGGTTGTAAGGCGGATCGATGTAGACCACATCGACGGCTCCGGCGTAGCGGCTCTTGAGAGACGCCATCGCTTGCACGCTGTCGCCTTCGATGATCAGGTTGTCGTCGATCTTGCCGACCGACAGCTTCGCGACGGGTTCAAGAATGCGGGGCGTCGGAATGCGTTGGCGGTATGCGCGCCTTCCTTCCCATTGCAGAAAAATACCGCGTGCTGAACTCATGCAGGATCTCGGTCGGGTTGAAGGCGGAGCCGGCGGCTCGACTGTCGCTGCCGCTCGGCGGTTGCCAGTCTGACGCCAGCTCGCTCGCGTGAACATCGCCCAGGCGCCAGCCTCAATCTGATGGGGAATTATATACATGACTCCCTCGCGTAGTATGGCACATATTCACCTGTCCGCTTCGAGGACGCGCTGCGCGATCCACTCGGCGACGTTGACCGTAACCGCGTTTCCTAACTGCCGATACCGCGGGGAGTCTGAACAAGTGCAGAAACTCGACCCTCGATACCCTTCGCCACACAGGCACGTCCAACCGTCCGGGAAGCCCTGTAGCCGTTCGCATTCGAGCGGGGTCAACCGACGCACGCCGCCGGGATATGTCGTGTTGTGGGCCTGCCCTGTGCCTCCGGGGTCCGCCCTGAGCGCGAATGCGACCAGCGGATCATTGCCGTCGCCGCGCGGGGAGCTATGGCCGTGATGCCCCAGACTGGCGCTCAGGGTCGGAATCAGCGTGTCCGTGTCGTCGTCGTGCCGTTTGTGCATCGAGCCGACAAGCGCGCGCTCTCTCTCTGGGACGATCAAATGGCCCGCCTGAGCGTCGTTATCATCAGGTCCGCCACCAACCGGGCAGAGTGCGCTCACGTAGTTACCCGGCCCTTGGCTGGTGTTCCGGCCGTTGTCTCGGAGCGTGTAGGCAATGCTCTGCGTTCGCCCTGCCCGCAACGAATAGCCGACTTCCTCGCTGATGTTCATTCCGACAGGCCCGCCGCTGGCATGGCTCCGGTTCGTTTGGTCGCCGTCCGCCGCGCCCGCGTGGGAGCCGATCGCGTACGTGATGTAGGGGTCTTCCATGTTGACGCCAATGCCGTGAGAGCGGCCTCTAAGTGTGGCGGCAACACGCGCCCGCGTTTCTGCGCCCGTCTGAGAATCCCCGCCGCCGCTCTCGGACTCAAAAAGAACCGTTTCGGCACCATCACCGAGTCTTCGAGCACAGAGGACAATGAACACGCGGCGCCGACGTTGGGCGACTCCGAAATATCGGCTGTCCAAAATCCGGTAGGCCCGTCGAAACCCGAGGTCGGCCAGTGCCGACAGGACGGTGTGAAAGTCTCGCCCGCCGTGAGAACTAAGGAGCCCTGGTACGTTTTCGAGGACTGCCCATGTCGGTTTGAGTTCATCGATAATCCTGACTGCTTCCCAGAACAACCCCGTTCGCTCGCCGCCGAGTCCTTTGCGCTGACCGGCCACGCTCACGTCCTGACACGGAAACCCGCCGCAGATCACGTCTACCCGTTCAACGGTCGCCGCTCCGACAGTTCGCACGTCGTCATACAGGCGCGCTGTTGGGAACCGAGCAGAGAGCACGGCCTGGGCCTTCTTGTCCTGCTCGGCTTGCCATCGAACCTCGAAACCGTTGCGCTCGAAGCCCAAGTCAAACCCGCCAATTCCAGCGAACAAGCTGCCAACGGTCAGCATGTCATTTCACTTTCGCAATCTTCGCGGCTCGCCGTTTCCGTCGTCGTGCGGGTTTCGATTTCGCTTTCGGTCGATACGCAAGCACGATGTCTGCCACGGCGTCCAGCGCCTTCAGTTGCTTCAGTTTTGGCATTCGGTCAACCCCGCATAGGTCAGGCGCTTGCCGACGACGCCATCCACGAACGAATCCAGCCGGTCCAGCGTGTGAACCTTGACGTTCCCTTCGTTCAGCCGGAACGTAAATTCATCCACGTAGCGGGCCAAATGCTTCGGGCTGGTGTGGTGATAGACGCCGAGAATCCCGCGCTTCAGGACGGCCCAGACGCTTTCGATACTGTTCGTGCTGACCGGCCCGCGCGCGTACTCGCCGATGGTGTGGTTGATGGTGTCGTGCTGGAAGAACAGGCCGTCCAACCCCTCGAAAATCGCGTGGTCGTCCGTGTAGAGCGTGGAACCGGGCTCGACGTTCGCGTGAATCTCGCCGTGCAGTTCGTCGAAGGTCATCTGCTGCGACGGCTTGGCAACCGTGCGCCCGCCGCGTTCCCGCATCCCGAGCACGGCCGTTTTGCCGACTGGCCCGCGTCCAGCGTGCAGCTTCTTGTGCGCGTGCTTGTTCCCTTCGAGCCCGCCGACGAAGCACTCGTCAATCTCCACGATGCCGCGCAGCTTCTTCAGGTTGCGCCCGCCGCAGGCTTCGCGCAGCCGATGGAGCAGGAACCATGCCGTCTTTTGCGTCACGCCGATTTCCTTGGCAAGCTGCAAGCTGCTGATGCCCTTGCGCGCTGTGACGAGCAGATACATCGCGTACAGCCACTTGTGCAGCGGAACGTGCGACCGCTCGAAGATGGTCCCCGTCCTGACCGTGAAGTCCTCGTTACAGGCGTTGCAGCGGTAGTACCCGCCCTTCCGCGTCGTGATGCGCTCACCAGCCTTACAGACCGGGCAGACGACACCAGCGGGCCACAGGCGCTTTTCGAGGTAGACCCGCGCCGACTCGGCATTCGGGAACCGCTCGAATAGTTGAAATGTCGATATGGTGCTCTTGGACATGAGACGATTCTACGTCAAATCAGCCACGGGAGTCAAGTATATAATTCCCTTCAATTTGCCGCCGAGATAGTTCCGCTCTTCGAGCTGGTGCGGGCACACCTTGCACCGGCGCGGCGCGAACGGTCGAAACCGCTTGCCCCCACAGGCGCGGGAGCACGCCCGACAGCCCCGCCGCACCTGCTCGCGTGTAAGGGCCTTCGGGCAGGCCCGGCAGATGACGCTCGTGTGCTCCATCACTCGTCGCCTCCCACCTGACGCGCGCGCACGTCCTCACCTGGCTCCGCGTGGAACCCGAACGACGAATTGGGCGGCTTGAACCCGCCATGCTCCAACGCGTGTGTCTCGCACAGCACGGTCTGACGCCAGCTCGCTCGCGTGAACATCGCCCAGGCGCCAGCCTCAATCTGATGGCCGCCTTCATCGCACACCAGCCCGACGCGGACCTGCGACCACTTCCGCGACACCGACGAGCGCGAATGGCGCCGCGCCGTCACGCGGTCTCCTGACGGCGTCGTAGTCCCGCCCGAAACAGTGCGGAGTCCACGGCCTTGCGAACGGTGCTGCTGTCGTAGGCGACGTGCATCGTCGCGCACCGGCTTTTCGTGGCTTCAATAAGGTCGTCTTCGGGGACGCCGAGCGGGATCAGGTCCTTCGCGACGATCGCCGTGATGACTTCCACGTTCGCATCAGGGTTCTCGTGCTCAACGGACGCGAGCGGCGGCGCAGCCGCAGCTTTTTCTTGTTGATGTTTCTGGGTACCTGATCCTTGAACTTGTACTGATTGATGTACTTGTACCTGTACTGGCTTACGAGCCCCTTTCGAGCCGCTACTAAGCCCCTTCTGAGTCCCTTGCAAGCTGTGAATAACCTGTTGAAGTGGCGGCCCGATTCTGCCATCCGCGAGCCGCAACGTCGCGTGATAGCGATCGAAGAACGGCGCCAGGAACGGGTTGCTCTTCGCGGACACGTAGAGCTTCACCACCGCCTTGTGCTTGTTGTCGCCCTGGTTGATGGTCTCCGCCGGCTCCAGGCCGAGCCTGATGCGAGCCATCTCCCGGACCCACACGTGCTCGGTCCCCATGTCGTACGTCGCGTAGGAGACCTCCTGCAGCGCGTGGAATGCCTTCAGGATGTGAGCCCGCGACCGAAGCACTGACAGCTCGCGCTCGAGGAACACGAGCGGCAATTCATAGAGGCCGATCATGTTTGCGTGCCGGCAGCTCGCGAGGTACGCGGCGAGGATGACCGCATCGCGGCCCTTCTCCTGCAACTGACGGCCGGTGGTGCCTTCCCAGAAGCGCGGGAACAGCACGCCATACTGTTCACGCACCGACGACCTCCAGTTGTGCCTGCACGTCGCGTAGAAGGCTTGGCGCCGGAGACCACAACCCTTGAGCGCCGTTGACAGTGATGGGATGCGGCAACCGACGGATATTTGCCAGCAACCAGCAGAACGGCCCGAGCGCGTGCTCGTGGCCTCGAAAGCGTTCAGGCAGGTTCTCCACATTCACGCAGCCGACGAGCTGCGCCACGGCGATAACGGCGCCGAACGCCATGCCAGGGTATTCGCGCACGTCGTCAGGGTCGAGCCATTCGCGAGACTTGCCGGCGTGGATCACCCAATCGAGTTTTCTGACTGCCGGCCGTTCCGCTCCCTGGTCGCGTTGCCCGGAGGCCTGTGGACTTATACCGGCGTGGCCTTTGCCGCTTGAGAGCTGCGACCCGTGCTCAAGGCACGTCCCCGTCTGTCCGTGAGTGTTCAGAGCCCTTCTGGGGTTGTCGGAGTCACCGGCAATCAGAAAATTGGAAAGGTCTAGCGCCCCCAGCAACGGCTCCGCGCTGATGAACCGCACCGCCGCCGGTGTCTGCAGCAGCAGCGGGATCCGCTCGTCCGCGTGCTTCTGGTCCTCCACGGAGACGCCGAGCCACACGTTTGACAGCGGTGCCATCCCAACAAGGTGTTCTCCAGATGGCCCGGGTAGCGTGTAATCACCGCCGAATTTCTGGCAATAGCCGCGCATCCGCACCGCCCGCTTCGTCAGGGGATGCGTGATGGCCTGCAGCGCGTCATCGAGCGCCGCGATCGCGTCGGCGCCGTGGAGCTCGGTGCCGGTCTCACCAGGGGGGAGCGGTTCGACGTTCATCTGTGCCTCCGGTCCAGGGCGACCAGCTCGTCGCGCTCCGCCTTGGTGACAACCTCATTCCCAGGCTCGCAGAACCACGGTTCCTTCGCCCACAGGAACCACGCCGGCGGCGCCGAGTCCTGCTGGCCCTTCCCGTCGAGACTGCGAAAGTTCCAGCGCGGGAGCACGATGATGCGCGTCGGCGGATGCTCGGCCAGCCACGGACCGCGGTCGTCGGTCGGCTCAATCCACGTGATGCGCTGCAACAGCACCAGGCCGATGCTGGCGGCCTCCAGGGCGAGCTGCGCGATCTCGAACGTGACGTCGAACGGAGGGTTCGTCAGCACGACGTCGAGTCGTCCGGTGCGCGCGAATGCGCGCCACGTCTCGGGCTGCGTGGCGTCGAGCAGGAACTCGGGCACGAATGTCCCGCGCTCGACAATGTCGTTCGTCAGGATGTCGAGCCGAGGATCCAGCGCGCTGACAATGGCGCCGTCGCCGGCACACGGTTCGACGTGGCGGCCGCCCCAATCCTCCAGCGGCCGACGGCGCAGGAGCGCACGTGTCATCCACGCGGGCGTGCGATAGAAGTCATCCTTATGGCGCGCGGTGGGGTCGACGCCGTCGAGACGGTAGTGCGCGACCTGGTCGCGCTTGAGATATCCCTCGTCGAGCATCCACGCGATGACCGCGTCGAGGTCCCCTACGACGTGCGCGACGTCCGCCCACTGACACAGCTCGCGGAACCGCGCCTGTTCCGGCCGCAGACGGCCACCACTGGCCTTCGCCTCGACGAACAGCAGCACCCACCGCTGGCGCGTACGTGGCGGCAGGAACGCCATCACGTCGGGAATGCCGGGCGTCTGCCGCGTGCCCATGTGGTGGTCCTTCCGTGAACGCTTGGTGCCGGCTTCCCACACTTCGCCGCCGACGTTCCTGATCAGGGCGACGATGTGCCGCTGCACGGCGCTCTCTGGAATGCGGTGCGGGCGGGGCCGTGACACACGACCCCCACGACCGGCCTCTGTTCCGAACGCGCCGCTACGGACCCGCATCTCGATGAAACCCCGTTACGCCAGGATGGCGACTGTCGACAGCGCCTCGACGCGCAACCAGCGGGCGATGCGCTCGACTGCGTCGATGCGCCACGCGACGCCGTCCGCCTCGAACAGGCCAGCCGTCACGGTCCCCGTGCTCGCGCCATTGACGCGAAGCACAAAGAGCGACGCTGGCTGCTCGACTTCACGGAAGGTGCGGAAGGGCCTCAGCGTGACGGGATTTGGAACCTGCGCCTCACTGACGAGCGCGATGCCCGCCTTTGCCGTGACGGTCTGGGTGATTCCATCGTCGGCGAGCGTTTTCACGCCTTCGTGCTTGACGGTACCGAACAGCCGCAGGACAGCTTTGAGCTCGTCGGTGTTCACGAACCGCGTCATCAGCCCGACGATGAACTCGTCGAGCGCCATGAACTTGCCGAGGAATCCGTCGGTGAGGTTCTGAGCGGTCGCCTCGACGTACGTCTCTCGGTTACGGGCCCGCTCCTGGAGCGGCCCACTGAGGCGCACGATCTGCGGGCTGACGACGTGAATGACGGTCTTCTCGAGCGCCACGCCGTCGCGGTTGGCCACGACGTAGTCGCGGACGGCGGCGAGGGTATAGACCTTCAGCGCCTCAGCGGTTGGCCCGGGGGCGATAAGTGACTTCGGATCAACGAGCGCCCAATCATCAGGACGCGCGATGAACCCGTCGTCACCGGGCTGTATTGTTTGCGGGCTCCGAAAGCCGTCCCGCAGTTCTCGAACTGCCTCACCGTCCATCACTGCTCACCGTCTTTCGTCGGAAAGGCCGAGACGGTGCCGGTCGCAGCAGCCGGTTTCGGCGGGTCGAAGAGATTCGATTGCCGCGGGTCGTTCTCGACGGCAATCAACTTGCCTCCCTGCCGCCACATAAAGAGCTGCGTGGAGACCTTCACGATGCCGGCGAGCTTCGACGTGCACGTCAGCTCGACATCGGCGATGTCGCGGTCACGATTCGGTTTCAACGTGACGTTGATGGAAATGGACCGTTTGGCCTTCTCGTCCGTGTTCGGGTCCGCGATGTTGGCCAGCACGCGGTTCAACTCCGCTGTAAACAGTTCGGAGAGCGCGCCCCCGCCAAGCGTGTCGAGCGTTACACCCTGCTGCATGTCGGTCACCGTTCCTTCTGTAGCGGTTCGATCTAAAGTGCCGGTCTCTCCCGGCTGTCACACTCACTTTCACGAAGGGGTCGTGCTCGACATCAGCCCTTCGCGCCGCAGCGTGTCGCGTGTGGTAAATCGCTAGTCGCCTTCGGTGGGCAATGTCTCGCCCGCCTGATCCTCGGCTGGCTCCGTCGTTCCAGGATTCGGTTCAACCGTCGGTTCGCCGACCGGCGTGTTCAGGCTTTCCTCTGCTGCCGCGTTCTGCTGTTCCTCGTTCATGTGCCGCTTCCTCGCTTCTGCCATTGGGCGCGACATGCGCCCGGCCTCGTTAGGCCGCCCCTGGCGGCCGTGATGTCACGCGCTCCGGCGCAGCGACCAGCCGTGTGCCGGTGTAGCCGCTGTCGTCACCGCCTCGGAACGAGAGCCGACGAGATCCCATCCCGGCGTCTCGTGGCCGCAGCTCGTGCACCGCATGCACAGACGGCCGGTCTCGAAGTGCAGGAGTGCGTCGTGTCCGTTCGTCAGCCCGCAGCACGCCTGTCGCAGGCGCGTTCTCAACGAGCTGACGCGGGCGCGCAGGATCGGCATACCCATCGGTCTCTCCTTCGCGTAGGCTCGCGTCGACGCGCCGAAAGAGCTGCAGCGCGGTGGCGCAGAGCGCGATGTACAGGCCCACGAGCACAAAGGCGGTCGGTTCATACGCGGCGAACCACTGCCTCACTATCTCGACCGTTTCGCGCATGGATCTCTCCCGTTCAGAAGGTCCAGCCAGAATTCAGTTGTCTTTGGGAACGAGCCAGTTCCCGGGTCGGCTGCGATTTGCCGCGCACAGCCAGCGCGGCCTTGCACCGTCAAATCAATTCGGAGGGTCACGCCCCATTCGGCGCCGGCTCTCAGCCTTTCTGCGTGACGCGTGGCTGGCCGTTGTCTCTGCCGACGATGAAGCCTCCGAAACTTGGTTGCAGGCCCGAGAGTCGAACTCGGCACGTCGGGCTTATGAGACCCAACAGGGCACCGGCCCGCCTGCGGTCACGCCGCCGCCGTCCCGCGTCGCTTTCGCTCGCAGGTCTTGCACTCCGAGTTCACCCAGCCGTTCTTCCGGCGATAAAACTCGGTCAAATCCTTCGGGAGCTTGCACGTTGAGCACAGCCACTGCGTCCAGGGGTTCCCGCCGGCACGCAGCACGCGCCTTCGCCGGTGGAGGGACTTGTGCTCCGAGTTGTTTTCCAAAATCACAAGGTTGTCGTTGCGGTTCTCCGCCTTCTCGTCGTTCACGTGATGCACGACAGCGCCAAGTGGTAACAGACGCCCGAGCGCCTTTTCAGCGACGACGATGTGCTCAAAGACAGAACCGTTGGTCGTAGCGCGTGGATGCTCAGGCGCGAAGAGCAACACGTACCCGCCAGTGGACAACCGCCTTCCAGGTGGACTCGGGCGGCGCGTCTGATGCCCCTTCAGGAAACGTCGCGGCTCTCCCTTGACATCACCAGTGCGAGAATTCGCGCACTCGGCAATCCTCGTCGACTGACCACAGCCGCAGCAGCACAAGCCTGTCGGGCTGATCACGCGACCCTCCGAAGGACTTCGGGCTGGCCGTCGCGCACGACGATTTGCGTGTCGGCCAGCGCCGCTGCGTCGAGGTTGTGGGAAACGTAAAGAATGTGGTGAAAGCCGCCGAGGTCGAGGAGACGCCGGAGCATCGCGACATAACGCGTCGCGTTGTCAGGATCGAGCGCCCCCAAGGTTTCGTCTCTCCAACACGTGCGGATTGGGGCGACGTTGCGGCTGTTCACATACAAGGCCAGCGCGGCCCGTAGCGCCTCGTCGACAATTACTCTCTCGCCGCCGGAGAGGTCCGCCAGATCGCGGCTGTCGCCGCCGTGCTCATTGTCAAAAATGCGAAGCTCGAAGCACTCCTTGAGCCCCTTCTTGTCCGCGCGCTCTTCCTGGGTGACGAGCTCCACGGAGAACCGCGGGCCGAAGCACGCCGTGAGCAGGTCGTTGGTCAGGTTCGAGACGGTCGGCCCGGCCGCCGCGATCTCCAGCGTCGGCAGCCCGTCCCGGCCGAACGCTTTGACGAACACGTTCCAGCAGAGCAACCGGTCCTCGACCTGGCGCAGCCGGTCCAGGACCGACTGCAGTTCCGCTCGCTTCGCCGCCAGCGCGGTCCGTTCACGGGTCAACTGGTCCTTGCGGACCGCGAGCCCGGCCAGCGTGGCTTCATTCGTGGTCCAGGCGACACGCGCGGACCCCAGTTCCTCGTCGAGCACCTTCAGCCGGAGCGCTGCCGGCGCCAGGGTGTCGGCCTCCTGCTCGGCCAGGGTGAGCGCCTGGTGCGCCTGCGACGACGCCTCCAGCAGCGTCTCGCGCCGGACCGCCAGCTCCGCACACCGGGCCTCGAAGCGGCGTTCGATGTCGGCAAAGGTCTCACCGTGCTGGAGGTCGACGGCCTTCCGCTGCGCCTCGATGTCCGCGAGGCGACCGACGAGCGCCGCATCCTCGTTGTCGAGCACGCGCTGGTATTCGGTGATGCGCGCTTCCGTGGCGGCCAGCTCCGGCTCGTATTTCGCCAGCGGTTCGAGCCCCTTCAGCCTGGCGTCGACCTGCGCGATGGCGATGAGGACGGCTTTGATGTCGGTCTGCGCCGCGGTGACCTTGTCGGTCCAGAGCGCCACGCCTTCGCGCAACGTGGCGACGTGCTGCACCTGCACTTCGAGGTCAGGAATCGAGCCCTTGTCGGCCGCCGCCTTGGCGACGAACTGGCACGGATTCTCACCGCCGCACTGCTCGCCGAACTTCACAACGGTCAGCGTCCGGGCGCTCTCACGCGCGGCCGTCAGGTCCCGCTCGACGGTGGCCAGCTCGCGCAGCTTCCCTTCCCGGCCGCGGACCTGGTCCCGGAACTGGTCGAGGTCCTCGCGGAGACGCCGCTCTTTCTCCTGCAACCCCTCGCGCTGCGCCGTGGCGTCCGCCTTCGCGATGCACGCTGCCCGAATCTCGTCCGCCTTGCTGTTGAGGGTCTGATTCCCGGCAATCCGCTCGCGGAGGTCTGCCACCGTGGCCGCGTGCCGGTCACGCTCGGCCTGCTCCCGCTCGTCCAGGCTGCCCAGCGTGGTCGTGCGCTGAATGTCCGCGCGCGTCCGTTCCACCACGGCGCCGTCCTGCGCGGCGCGCCGGTCGACGTCGACCTGCTCCCGCTCGGCGGTACGCGTGGCGATCGTCGCCTTCAGGGTCTCGATGCGCTCCAGCGACTTCAGGTGCGCCATCGCCTGCTCGGTGAGGTCGGCGCGTTCCGCGGTCAGCCCTTCAATCTGCGTCTGGAGGTCGGCGCGCGCCAGTCCCGCGTTACCGAGCTCCGCCTGCAGCACGTTCGCCCGAGCCTGCTGCTCGTCGAAGATGGCTGGCGACGTTTCCCGCAGGAGGAAATCACGACGCTCCTGGAGCCGGGCCCGGGTGCTCTCGACGATGTCGGCGCACGCCTTGGCGGTGGCCGCCATCCGAGCGTAGTGCTCCAGCCCGAGCAGCTTCCCGAACAGGTCCTTCCGCTTGCTGCGGTCGAGGGACACGAACGAGCCCGCCCGGTTCTGCGCGGCGAACGCCGACGCCAACAGCAATTCCTTGGGCGGGAAGATCTGGCCGACCGACTCCTTGAACGTGCTGACCTTGCCGTCGTTCAAGGGCACCTTCGAGCCGTCCGGCTGCACCAGCTCGAGGACGGCGTCCCGGTTGCCCTTCACGCCATCCACGTTCATGCGGGCCCGGTAGGACCCGCGGCCTTCGACGTGGTACAGCGCGTCGATGTAGGCGTCCGGCTCCGTGGCGTACTCGGCCATGTTGCCGTCGCGGGAGAAGAACTCCCCGTAGAGCGCGCCAGGGCCGGCGTCGAGCAACCGCGTCTTGCCGTGGCCGTTGACGCCGGTGATGGAGACGAGCCCGGACGGGATGTCCCGCAGGTCCAGCGTCGCCGGCTCGCGGAAGTTCATGAAACCCTTGATCTCGAGGCGTTCGAGCTTCATGCGCGCACCCTCCGCTCCCACGCGAGGCACGACGGGCACGGGCCGTCGCCGCGAAACGACCGAGAGCAGTTGTTAAAGTGGCGAATGGCCAAGCGCTCCGCGGTGTGATAGCCGATGTGGCTCAGCTCAGGCGGGCCATATGCGAGGTAATGCTCGAAGTACGAGCACCGCCGCGTGCGACATTCCCACCACAGCGACAGCAGGGCGCGAAGGCGACGGTAGAACTTCCTCATGCGACCGCCTCCTGCCTTTCCTCGGCAACGGCCGTGGGCGGGTCGAGCAAGGCCGCCATCCGCTGACGTTCCTCCACTGCCACTGCGTCCGCATCGCCGTGTTCCAGCGCCGGCAACAGTTCCAGCACGTCCGCGGGGAGGCTGGTCTTGGTCTCGACCGCCCAGGCCATCACCTTCTCGGGCAGCGTGCGCGCTGCGGCGACTTCAGGTGCTCGCACTGCGCCATTGGGGACGACTTGGTATTCGTAGGTCGCCGGCTGCATCGCTTCGGCGAACTCGGCAATGACGTGGGCCTTCGCCATTTCGAGCAGGCCCTTTTCGCTCTCGTGGAACTTGATACGGGCGCGCACCTGACAGCCGCGCCACGACGCGGGCTTCTCCAGCACGGCGCCGTCAGGTCCCTTCTTCACGTCGAAGGTGAATCCCTCGCGCGACAGCCAGCCCTCGACGTGGTACAGGGGCGGCACGTCCAGCGGGCAGGTCTCGACTTCAACCGGCACCCATGCCGACTGACGGCCATCGGACATGTGGCGGTAGTCGATGCGGAGGTAGCCCTTGGGCTCGATCTCGCCGAAGTCGAGCCGACAGATGGAGCCTGGGTAATGCGCGCCGGCAATCGCCTGCGCCTTGTGGATATGATTCAGGCCCTTGTAGCAGCCGGGGCCGAGGCGTGCGAGCAGCGCCTCGTCCAGTTCGATTTCGGCGCCGATGTTAGGCTGCCCGGCAGACGTAATGGACCCGGCCACGTTGACGTGACCAACCATCAGCGTCGGCCAGCCATAGCCGCGCGCGGTGTCGAGCTTGGCTGCGGCGTCCATGAAGATGACGTCCAGCGCTTCTCGCGCCGTCGGGATGAGTGCGCCCGGAGCGACGCCGCGGGACACCAACCCGGCCTCTGTCGGGTACGGCAGCACGAACACTGCGGCCACGTCGCCACTGGCCAGCGGGAGCTGGAGTACCGTCGGCGTCGAGACGACGTGAATCGACCAGGTCGTGGCGAGCTTCCCGAACACATCGAGGTCACCGGGCAGATCGTGATTCCCGTAGCAAATGACCACGGGCGCTCGATTCGCCATCGCCGTCAGGCGCGCGGCCAGCGCGTTGCGGTCCTCGATCGTGCTGCGCTGGTGGAAGAGGTCGCCCGGCCAGAGCCACGCGCCAAGGTTCGGCACCGTGACGTTCTCCGCGATGATCTGGTCGAGCGCCTTGAGCCGGTCCGCCTGGCGCGGGCCCGGGTGCAGGTGCGTGTCGCCGACCTGGACGAAGGTGACGGCGTCGCTCACAGCCGGATCTCCGCCGCCGCCACGGGCGCCGTCTGCAACGGGTCAATCGCCGACAACTCCTGCTCGCGGAAGTCGTTCAGCGCGGACTTAATACGCACCGGAATGCGCTCGCGCCAGTACTTCTCCGCCTTCGTACCGACGTTCTCCCGGATGGTCACGTGGTCGACGCCGTTCCCGTCGATGATGTGGAACTTGACAAACGTCTGGCCCGCCTTCGCGTGCTTCGCCCCGTACGCCTTCGTCTCCCGCGACACTTCCTTGATGACGTTCGCTGGGGAGACGTCGGGCGCGGCGGGTGGCGTGGCGGGCTGAGCCGGACTCGAACCGGCGTCTTCGGTTTTGGAGACCTGGATGCTGGCCGCTGCACTATCAGCCCGTGGTGTCTCGGCCACCGGCGGCGGCGCCACGGACACCGGCACCGGATCTGGCCGGCGCACCGACGAAATGTCGATGATGTCGGCCCCGCCTGTGTGTTCCGGCAGCTCCCGGTGTGCCGTGCCGGCGTAGAGCGCCGAGATACCGCGCATGTGCGCGGCGGCGACCATGTGCCGCACGCTCGCGTCGGTCATGTCCGGGATGTACTGGAAGCGCAGGATGATGAACGGCCGCGCCAGCTCGTCGAGCGTGTACTTGCCCTTCAGGCCGAGCGTGCGAATGGCGGCGTTCTTCGCCTTCGTTTCCGCCAGCCGCAGCCCGAACCGGCGCGCATTCATCACGCGCTGCTCACTCCAGCCGCCGATATTCCAGGTGCATTGGTCCTTGGGCTTCCCCACGTTCGCCGCCAGGAGGTCCTTCCAGCCTTGCGGCGTCCAACCGCCAATCTGCGCGCCGCCGTCACGGAGGTCGACTTCCGACGTCCCGGTGATGATTTGCGGCGTGCCGTCGTAGCTGACGAAGGCGCCATCGACGTGGTATTCCCACAGGTTCATTACCGTGCGCGGGTCGGTGCGCCGGCTGGACGGCAACCACGAGATGCCGGCGAGCTGCGTGAATTTGTCGAGGCCGACGCGCGCAATCGCCCGCTCGTCCTCCTTCATGGCCGCCTTGTCGTAGTAGCACTCGCCCATCGCCGGGTCGGTGCTGATGACCAGGGCGCCCACGTTCGCGCCGAAGTTGACGGCGAAGCTGGTGAACTTGATGGCCGGAGAGAGCACGTGGAAGCCCGCGGCTTTCCAGGCGGCAATCTTCGCCGTCAGTTGGTTCGGGTCGACGATGACGTCGGTCAGGTCGTCGTTGTCGTTCATGAGATTGGGTGCTACACTGCTCATCGTTTTCTCCATGACGCCCGTGACGGGGAGCTTCCAGGCAGCCGTTACGGGCGTTTCGTTGTTAGTGCTCGTGCCGATCCACGCGCGTGCACGACGCGCACGCGCCCTTGATGACGCCGTTGAAGTACTTCCCCTTCGAGTCCGAGGCCATAAAGGCGTCGTACTGCTCGCGCGAGATCCCCTCGTACCGATAGACCTGCCCGCTCGCGAGTTCCACTTCCATCGCGTCCCCGTCGTGTCCGGCGCTCGCGATCAGAGACGAATCCACGGCCATGCGATTCATCCGACCCTCCTGTTCAACTCGATCGAGACCCTGACGACGGCTCCGTCGGTGACTTCCGCCCGCGCGAGCAAGAGCGCTGGCCCTAAACGGGGATGCTGTTCGAAGCGCCAGGTCTGCGGGTTCTCGGTGCCTCGGTTGGCGGCTGAACCACGCGGAGAGCTGCGACGCGCTGATCGGCCGTCCCTCGTCGCCAATCGCCACACCGAGTTCCTTGTCACTGTCAAAGCCGGCAAGTTTCACGCGAAACACAAAGGCCAGTCGCGTGCGTTCCTCTGGTGTGGGTTCGTCGTACCCGTTCTCGATGCGCCAGTACTTACCGCGCGGCAACTGTGCGAGCTGCTCGACTTCGATCTGGGAGGGATTCCCGATGGCGAGTCGCAACGTGCGCAACTGCACCCGCACCGGCATCCGACGCACGGCAGGCAGATGCCGCTTGAACGAGCGCCCGTAGGTGGCTCGCAGGTGCTGCTCGGCTTCTTTAACCGTGAGGTACTTCGGCGCCGGCTTCATGACGCCCGTGCCTCGACCTGACAGGAGGGAAACCCGAGTTCGTCAACCTTGACCTTGAGCACCTTCGCCAACCGATTGCACTCGGTGGCGGTGGGCTGCTCATACCCGTTCTCAATGAGCCAGTAGCGTCTTCCCGTCACGCCAATTCGCTCGGCGACGGCCATCTGTGAGAGGTCGGCCGTTGCCCTGAGCGCCTTCAGCGTTCTCTTGATCGTCTCTCGCCGCCCCAGCTTCATGGCTAGAGTATCGTGTCGATTCTAAACTTTTGTCAACAAAAAGTTTATGTCCTACAAGATGCTGATTCTAAATGGTTTACCGGCTATGCTTCTGGGCGAGCTAAATGGACAGCATCGAAAATAGTGTCCGGCGAGTGGTGCGAACGCGCATGAAACGGAAGCAGAGAGATGCCGTCGCTAAAGCGGCCAGCCATGCCGACGACGACTCGTATTTCAAGAGGCATTCGCATCAAGAAGAACGGATATGAGGCACGGGTTAAGCATGCCGGTGGCCGTGAGACGTACAAGCGATTTCCGTTGACCACGCCACTGGAAGTCATCGACCGCTGGCGCACTGACGAGCGGGCGCGGGGACATTGGGATTTTTTGTCGAGACTTCCGGAGCGCGAACCGCTCTTGCCACGCAGCCCCGACGGATGGTGCTACCTGTACGCCTTGAGGGCTGGAACGAAGGTGAAGATTGGCCGTTCAGTCGACCCGGAGGAACGACGGTCAAAGCTCCAGACGTCATCTTCGGAACCCCTCGAACTGCTCGTCGCCACACCGTGCCATGCCGCGCTTGAGGCTGCCGTTCACGAACGGTTTGCGCATCTCCGCATCAATCAGGAGTGGTTTGAACTCACCGACGAACTGGCACTGTTCATTGGTCGGCTGCAGGACGGGCTGAATCCTGTCGCGTGCCTATGGTTGGACGAAGAACGGCTCGAACGATGGCGTGCTCGGTGTAGGACGGCAGGTATCCCAAGTGCTGCTCTAGCCAGGGCGTAGGGCCTTGTCGTGCCGCGTGGCCCGTGGCCCGGGCACCGCCTCGCAAACCGGGGTAGTCTGCGCTCCCAGCGGCGGTCCCGGGCCGACGAGCCAACCCGTTAGAGCTGCCGCACGGTGCCGGCGGAGGGCTTCGGCGTGTCGCGTTGCGGCGTCGGCGGAGGCGGCGGATGATTCGCCGGCGCGCGCGTGAGCGTCTCTGACCACGTGGTCTCAGCTCCGCCGACCGTCCAGCGGCCTTTCAACGTCTCGCCGTCCCGCTCATAGACGATGACCCCGGGTCGGCCGACAAACGGATAGCCGAACACCCACAGCGCCCCGACCTCGAAGCCGACCCCCACCACCGGTGCATCGCCGTCGATCGTCCAGCGAATGTGAGCCGTAGTCGTCTTTGCCGTACGACCCTGGTGGCATCGTCTGATGCCAGCCATCAGGAAGACGATCACCCTTCATGGCTTCTCCTTGCGAGCCGCCCTTCGATGTTTCCGCCACGAGAGCCACCCGCCGAGACGCACGCCAGCCAAGACCGCGCCGCGACCGCTCGCGCGGAAGCCCTTCACGTCCATGACTTCGCGCATCAACGCGTCGGCCTCGCCGCGCGTCATCTTCAGCAGTTCGGCGTTGGCGTACCCGTAGTCGTGGAGCACGTACGCCTCGTCGCAGTCGGAGCCAAACGGCGGGTAGAGCGGCCATAGTAGGCGTGGCACCGACCCGCCATCGGTCACGAAACCCGCGGGGACATCGAGGCGCCGACCAGCGCGCGTGATGTAGGTAAAGTCCTGCTCGACGCGATACCGTCGGCCGCCGACGTGCCGCAGGACCAAGGGCGTGAGAAACGTGCCAGGGGCGAGGACGTCGGTCACTGGACACCGCCCTCGAGTGGCCGGCTCAGAAAGAATTCCAACGCCCGACTCTCGACGCCTTCCTCGAAGACCTTCTGGCGCTTGTCCGCATCGCTCCAACGGTCGACCATGTAGAGGCGGGCCGC